TCAAAGGGACTTCCGGCGCACCTCCCGGCTCCGCTCATATACCCCAGCCGTGGTCTTCGGATCAGCGTGCAATTCGGGCAGTTCGCCAAACTTCAATTTGAAATACGTTGTGTAGTGGCCGCGCAGGTCATGAAACGTGAAGCGCTCCGCAATTACCCTTGCGTCGAGCGCTTTTTGCATTAGGCGCTGCCACATGGCCTTAAAGCCCGGCTCCGAATAGGCATTGTTGGTGCGCGGCGCGCGGAACACCGCGCCCATTGGCGAATAACCTTCCATCGCCTTCATCCGGTCGAGCACCTCTTGCAAGGCGGCGCTCACCCCAATTAGTTCGCGCTTCGATTTCTTCCCTCGCTGCTTCGCGCGCTGCAGCCGAATAATTTCCTCGTCGACCTGCGGCCAGTGAAGCTTTAAAAACTCTGCTCGCCGATTTCCAGTAAGCGCGGCGAATTGCGCCATGCTCACCAGGACAACGTTGCTGGGCCCTTGCTGTAGCGCCCATGCAACGAAGGCATCCAACTCTTTTGCCTCCACCAGACGGTCGCGCGATTCCTCGGGATTTCGGCGCACGTCCTTGCAGGGATTGCGGTCGATCTCACCGAGCTCGACTGCGAGGTTGAACAGGTTCGACAACAAGGCCACCTCACGGTTTGCGACCACAGGGGCGTTGGCGCGCTCGACGCGCAGGTAGCGGGCAATGTCTTTCGGCTTCGTGGAAGCAACCACCCCCTTGGCGAAGACTTTTTCCAGCTCCTTCCAGTTGTCGCGGTATTGATCCTTCGTGCTGTCGGCCAGACGTTTGAAGTCGGGCCGCTCCTGGTAAAGGCGCCATAGGCGTGCGAACTGGCCCTGGTCTGTCGCCTTGTTGCTCATGTCCAACACTTTTTGAATCGCGGCGCCCTTGTCTCGGCCGAGATTGATCGGCTTGCCCTCGATCGGATGGAAGCGATATGTGAAGCCTCCGTCTTTGCGAGGACGAGCTTCCATTCGGGGCAGCAACCCCATTTGCGACTGCCGATCACGCTGCCTCATGCCCTCTTACTCCAGTTCAGTCCGTTTGATGCTTCTTCCCGGCCGTCGCCGGGCTGGTTGGTGGCCTTGGCCAGGGCCGCGCGCGCGGCGTCGCGGCTGACGATGGCCATGCCGTCGATGGGGTGCCGGTGATGTGGAATCCCGAGGTGCTCAAGCACGCGCGCCTGGGCGGCGTACCGACTGCGCCTTGTGAGGCGCTTCAGCTCATCAGCGGTGAGCTCGAGTGGTTCATTGGCTGCGGAGGGCATACTTGTTGTGGCCTACGAAGGAGAAGAAATGTCAGGATCGAACGTCAAGACCTGGACCGCTGGCGAGCTGATGCAGCACGTGGAGTGCGAGATCGCTGAAGCGGAACAAGCTATCGCGACGCTGGGCGCTACCGCGTCAAAAGACGCTCTTGTGGCAGCGGTTCGGGCTATTCGCCGGCGGAAAGCTGAAGCTCTCTTCGACCGGGAGGAAGCGGCTCGCATCGCGGAGGCCCCTGAGGAGCTAGACGACGAAGCGGGGGAGAGCCCTCGTCCGTGAGCAAGGCAACGCGCACGGCGCGCCAGCTCCAGCAGATCCTGATCGAACGCATTGAAGCGCTTCCCGGCATGGCCGGCCAGGTCACTGACGTGCACCTGGCCGGCGTGCGGTGGATGGACGGGGGAGAGGGCGGCGCCAACTGGACGGTGCCGATTCTGCGAAACCGTGACCTTCACACCCCTGCTGTCGCGCGGGTGATCCGCCAGGCCCAGATGGAATTCGACCTCGAAGAGGACTGATCTCTTCACGTGTCGCTCTTGGCTGGGGCGCTGGAGGGCGAGGAGGCGAGGGCACGACGCACATGTTCAAGCGCTTCGGTGTAGCCAGTGGCGTAGTCCGCGGGCACAATCCCAATCACGGACTTCTGAAAGACCCGCGCTACTCGCTCAATGGCCGCCTGCCGACCGTTGCAAGCGCGGCCAGTTCCATCGCAAGCGCCGCACGCAATATCGATGGTCCGGCCGTAGTCGTCTACATCGCCATCGACGCCGCTGCCATTGCAGTCGGGACACTTGGCTCTTTGCTCGTTCGCCTCAACAGCGGCTGGGGCGCAGGGAACGGAGGGGGCGGTGTAGAGCGGCTTCCATTCGCTGGACTTCTCGGCGCGCAGCAATTTGCCTTCGGCCGAGTTTGTGTGATGCGGACCCTCGTAGAGACCGCCGCGGCACGGCCGGTACCAGAAAAGCGGCTGCTGCTCGGCGTTTCGGGCCGCGACGATCTCGTTGACGTGCCGGCCCCACGCCGCCGCCCAGTCGGGGTCGGCGAACAGGCCGGCGATGGCATCGCGGATCAGAAAGCGCTCGTGCTCGGTAGGGTCGTAGCGAACGTCGAAGCCCGCCGCGTTCTCGCCGTGCAGCTCGTAGCCGTCGACGTGGGCGTCGATGATCTTCTCGAGCTGCGGCCACTCCGGCTTTGGCGAGGCCGCGCAAGGCCCCTCGTGGCCCTCCGCGAGGGTGCAGTGCCAGCCGGCCGGCGGCTTGGTACAGGTGGTGTTAGCCATGAGAATTCTCCGAGGGAACAGGTGAGTGATTCGCAGCAGAGGCGAGATGTCGCGCGTAGACCCCAGCGGCCTTCAACGTGACGGCCAGATCCAACGCGATGTCCGCGTTGCGGCGCTGATAGCGAGCCATCGGAGCCTTGTGGCGCTCCCAGGTCTGCTGGGCTTTGATACGCCAAGACTTGCTGAGCCGCATCAGCATTCGCTGGAGCGCAGCCGCGGCCTCTGGATGGCTGGAGCGCAGTTCGAGCCACTCTTTCATCAGGTTGGGCTCTGCGAGCAGCGGGTTGCGCACCTCGATGCGGTTGCTGCGCTCATTCATACAGGTACCTCACCGGAGGGCGTAGTGCAGCGGCCCGGACAGCCTCCGCCGGAGTAGTCGAAGCCGGTGCAGCCAGCACCGGCGTGCTTGCAGGGGTTGCTGCACTCGCTGGAGCAGGGAATGACTTTGTGGCCCTTGGCCTTCTCGGTCATCAGGAACGTCAGGGCTTCGGCCGGCGTCAGCGGTGTGCCGTCGTCGTTCTGGAAGATGTCGTAGCCGCGCGGGTAGCGGTTGTTCCGCATGAAGCCTTCGACGTTCATGCAGAGGCTGAAGGTGCGGGGGCCGTTCTGGCTCATTTGTCTCGCTCGGTGCAGATGCCCGCGCCGCGAGGGCGCGGGCAGGGGATCAGCTCGGAGAGCCGACCAGGATGGGCAGGCCGGTTTCGGTGGCGATCGTGGTGCGCAGCTCCTTCACGGCGGCCTCGATGACCTTGTGCGGGCGCACCAGCTCGTACCAGATGGTCAGCTTGCCGCCGTCGGCGATGCGGTAGCGCAGCTGCGCTTCCACCCGCCACAGGTCACCGTTCTCGAACACTGGGATCGCGAGTACGAACACCTCGGGCACCTTGAGCTGGCCCTTCTGCGCGCTGCCCTGTACGTCTTCCTCGTAGGTGAACTGGGTAGAGCCGTCCGACAGGCGCAGGCTCGATGCGAAGTTGACCTTCTTCTTCGCTTCGAGGGTGCGTGCGACTTCCAGTACCGTCGCCCCGACCGGTTCGGCGATGTCGGGCAGATTGGTTTCGATGAACTGCGCGAAGTCCGCCTGGCTTTGCTGGCGGCCGGACGCGGCGACCCAGGTTTTCCACTCGGGCGAGAGCGGCGCGTTGTACTTCGCCGTGTGATCGCGCCAGCCTGGCTGCGCCGCCACGTCGTTGAAGACGGCGGTGAACGTCGGCGGGCTGATGGTGGAGTACAGGCGCGTGGCCTCGCCCTTCTGGTCGTTGACCACCGCAATGAAGCTGGCCGCATCGTTCAGCGTGGTGCCGCCGCGCTTGCGCAGCGGTGCGGGCAGGATGTCTTCCTTGCCTTCGTAGCGGTAGCCCTCGGGCAGGAGCACGTAGGGGAAGGAGTTGTTCAGGTTGCCCAGCTCGGCCGCCTTCATGGCGCTCAGACCGGCGCCCGCGTCCAGCGCGGACTGGATGTTGTTGAGTTGAATGTCGTCGCTCATGGGTTCTCTCGTTGAGGAGGTTGAAAAAGGAATGGGGTTGGGGAGAGAGGCGAGGTCAGGTCACCGCGCGCACTTGGCGCGATTCCTCAGCCACCGTGCGTACGCCGTCGAGCGTTTGCTGGCGCGGGTTCTCGCGTTGCAGGTTGTTGTCGGGCGTGGCGAACATCAGCGTCTTGCCGCGGACGGGCTTCGGCTTCTTCACCTTGAGTTCGTTGGCGAGCTCGACCTGGCCGGCGCCGACCGGCTTGATCTTGATGGCGAGCACGATCTCGCCGACCTTGCCGGTTTCGGTGCAGGCGTGTACCAGCTCGTTGAGCTCGTACGTGGCCTCTTCGGCCAAGGCGCCGTAGTCGAGCGCTTCCAGGAGCTCCTGGAAGCTCTGCCGCTTGGCCTGCGGCGTTGGGGACTTCAATACTTCGGGCATGTTCACCTTTCTGGTGGTTGAGGGAAATGAAAGAGGGCGCCGCTCGCGCGGGTCGGTCGGAAAGGGAGGAGGGATGGAGGAGGGGAGTCCAACCGACGGGTCGCCCGAAACTGGTCAGGCCGCCAGGCGCTGGGCGTGCTCGGCCTTGGCTTCGGCCGCGCGGTGGATGAGCGCGTCGCAGATGTCAGCGAACTGGTGCTCGTGGTACAGCGTGGCGCCGCGCTCGCGGGCGGCGGGCTCAATGCCCAGGCCGCGCAGCTGCTCTGCGGTCAGCGTGAAGCCCAGGCGCGCGGCGATGTCGCCGATGCGCAGGGTGGGAGCGCCCGCCGCTGTCGATTCGTTGGCTGCGAGGGCGCCGGCCTCGAACTGGCGAACAGGCGCGGGTGCGGGAGCGGGGTCAGTCGCGCGTGTAACGCGGCTGGTGGAGTAGCTGACGGTGTTGGGGGCGGGGCGCGCGGGGGCGGACTCTGGTTCGGCCACCTGTTCCTGTGGTGCGACAGCGGCGGCCGGCGCGGGCGCCTGCTTGCTCTGCAGCTCGGCCAGCTGTGCCCGCAGGCGTTCGTTTTCGAGCCGTTGTGCTTCCGCCGCAGCGCGCTCGCGGGTTTCGGCGATCATCTTCTCGAGGGCCCGGATGGTCGCGTCCTTCTGCGCCGCGGCGCGCACGGCGAACTCCTCGAAGACATCCGCGCCCACGTTGATGTTGCGCACGTACTCCAGGCCGGCTTCGATGCGTTCGATAGGCAGGCCTGCGGCCTTCGTCACGTAGCTTTCGATCACGGCGATGGCGTCGGTGTGCTTCTGCTTGCGCTCCGCTTCGATGCGGTCGCGCTCGGCCTTCTCGTCGGCGAGCTTCTTCTCGTGGACCTTGATTTGCTCGTCCACGAACGTTTCGACGGGCTCCACGATGGCGATCAGGCGGGCGGCCTCGCCGTCGATGACCTTCTTGCAGTCGTTGAGCTGGTCTTTCGTCTTGTCGCGCAGGCGCTGGATGGCGAAGCGGCCGGACTCGCGGAGTTCGAGGCGCGCGTCCTTGGCGGCTTTGAAGCCCTTCGGCGTGCTCATGTCGAAGACGACATTGCGGTGCCGCGTGGCGAGGGCCTCCATATCGCTCTCCAGCGGAGAGAACACGGCGAGCGCCGCCTGGGCGATGCTGGTGGGTTGGGTGCTGACTTCAGCAGCGGAGGTGGTTGCGAGATCGGACATGGGGCCTCTCAGAACGGGTTTTCGACAACTGCATGGCCGCCGCGCGCGGGCGTGGCGGGCTCGGGGAACAGGGGGGCGGTGGGGGCCGGCGCGGCGGTGGCGCGCCGAGGCGCGGGTGGAGCGTTCTTGGGCGCGCCGGACATCTTGGTCGGCGCGCGCAGGATCTCCAGGTAGCTGTCGACCAGTCGGCTGAAGTCGATCAGGTCCGCTTCGAGAGCCTCGATGGCGTCCTCGTTGCGGTAGATGCGCTTCACGAACAGGTCTTTGCCGACGGGTTCCAGCCACGGGCAGTAAACGACCAGATCGCACCACTTCCGGCCGGTGATCCACAGGCCGCCGTTGATCTGGTCGATGTATTCAAGGTGCGCCGTCTCCGGGCTTGCCCAGACCTGGCCCAGCTTGTCGCAGGCCATCGGGCACTTGATTTCGACCATGCCGTCGTCGTCGATCAAGCCGTCCGAGGAGTACCCGAAGCGCTCGTCATCGGTCAGGATCAGGCTGACCTCTTCCACCAGCGCGCCAGTGCGCGTCTCGTAGGCCACGCGGGCCCGGGGTTCGAGGTCGCGGCCGCGGCGCATCGCGTACGTGACGAAGGTGTCGTCGAGCGGCTCGCGACTGATCGTCTCGAACGCGACGAGCCATGCGTACTTGATTGCGGCCGCGCCGGGCTCCGTCGTCGGCTCGCCGTTGAGGGCCTTCGTGATGGCTCCGGCGGACGGCTTCAACTTGTAGCCCGCCTTCGCGCGTGCGTCCGGCTCCTCCATGCCCAGCTGCAGGGCCTCGACGTAGATGCGCTGCTGGTCAGTGAGCCCGCCAACTTTCTCTCTCGCGTCGGAGAAGCGCGATGCTGTGGGCACACCGCATCGCGCGCGCAGCCAGTCTTCGCTCCCTTGGGGGTAGGTCAGCAGTATCACGGGCGGCCTCCCGCCTTGAGCTTGCGGCGGTGGGCGAGCACTGCATCCTTGAACTCGGTGTAGAGGTCGCGACGCTTCGTCTCTGCCAGCGCCTTCGATCCCTCCGCCCACAATGCAGCGGCATCGCCGTCGGTCTTGATCCCGCGGAGGCGATGAAACAGCGAGTCGGCGAGCCGGTCGGCATCGGTGGCTTGCCTGATGTCGCCCGAATCGGCGCCAGCGCCGTTTCCGTCATCGTCGTTCTCGCCGATGGACACGTTGAAGATCAGCTTCAGCAGGTAGCGCTGGGAGTACGTCATCGCCGAGCCCTGGGCGTGGGTCTTCGTCATGACATCGCCGCCCTTTGCGCCCTTGCCATCGGCCGGCATGTCGCACTTGTAGGTGCGCACGTGGCCGGCGGCATGCGACACGTAACACAGCACGCGGATGTGGTTCTCCTTTGGGCAGTCGTCGGTGTCGAAACTGAGCGCGAAGCCGTTCTTCGTGTAGATGGGGCGCAGCGCGCGATCAAGCTGCGCGTAACTGGCGTAGGTGCTGCGGGTCTGCGGGTTGACTGCGTCGGCCGAGATCGGGGCCATCGCGGCTTGCGCCTTCGTCATCGCCGCGTTGAACTTCTGTTCGTTGGCCCGGGCGTGCATGCGCTCGTGCATGCCAAGCAGCCGCTCCATCTTGTCGATGTCGACGTTCGGGTCGTTGGCGGCGGCCGTGATGGCGTGCAGCACGGTGGAGATCTCGTTGCGCGCCGGCAGCACCAGCGTGGCCTTGGGAGTGAGAACCTCGGGCTCGGTGGGGGCGAGTGCGGCGCTCACTTCGCGATCCCCCACAGAGCGAACCAAGAGTCACGCGGCTCGGCGCCGTACAGGGTGAGCAGCACGGCCGCGAGGAGCAGCAGGATGAGGGCGCTGACCACGAGGTAGTCGCGCGCGGTAGACGGGAACCAGAGGCTCGCGTTGCCCATGTAGTCGTCGTTGGCAGCAGTCGGCATGCCGACGGAGGTGTCGCCAGCGCTGGCGCGCGGCGGATGCACGAGGCGGACGCTCACGATGCGATCCTTTCGTAGATGAGGAGGGCGATGACGAAGAGGCCGGCGAGCGCGGACACGGCGGTTGCCACCGCCTCACCGATGCGTTGGCGGCGCGGGAGTGCGACGTAGAGCCGCGTGGTGCTCGAGCGCTGGCCGGGGCCGAAGGCGTCTTCGAGCGAGCGAGGCATGCGGCCGGGGCGGTGGTCGTCCGCGTTGACCGAGCCCACCAGCGTGGGCTGGTCAGCGGGTGCGGGCACCAGGGGGAAGGAGTAGCCGAGGCGCTTCATCGCGCGGCTCCCAGTGCAGCAGCAGAGCGGGCCTCGCGGCGCCGGGCGTGCAGATCCCGCGCATCGCTGTTGAAGCGCGCGGCGAGCGTGATCGCCAGGACGAGCGCCTGGAGCGTGGCGGGTTGGTGTCCGGTGCTCATGCTGGGCTCCGGGTTCTCAGCGGGTGATCGACCACATAGCAGTGCTCGCCGGTGTGCCCAGCCTCGTAGGCGCAACGAAGCGGATCGAACTCGCCACACTTCGCCGCGGTGCAGCGAAGCGGCGTGTGTTGTGCAGCCTCCTGGGCCTTGGCGAGGGCGGCTTTGGCGCTCTTGCTCGTGAGCGGCACCCTGCGGAAGCCCATGCGGGTATGGGTTGCAGCCGTCGTGACCTCGGTCACACCGGTGGGCCCACCCCAGACGGTGAACTGCTTCCCGTCGACAGTCACTACCGATTTTTGCTGCGCGGTCATGCTGCGCACCAACCGAACGAGGCCATGGCGCGCACGCGGCGTGCATCGGCGTAGCGCTGGCGCAGCGCGGCGATCTGCTGCTGGATTTCCAGCAGTTGTGCGTGCAGCGCGGCCTTCATGCCAACCCCCAGGCGCGGGGGGTATCGATGCGCATGGCGGCCTCGGTTTCGAGGCGGATCAGCGCGCCGGTCTGCTTGGCCTGCGCATACGCGCGGTCGAAAGCCTGGAGCTCTTCATCCGTGAACTCGGGGCGGGGGGCCGGCTTCGCCGCCGGTTTGGCTTGGGCAGTTCGCCCGGGGTTGTTCTGCATTTGCGCTCCTCGCGGGCCGTTCCTTGGCCGCGGGACGCATTGAATCATGATTCAGTTTGGCAAGTCAACTATGATTCACTTCAGTTGAACAAAAAACCCGCTCGCGGCGGGTTTTGTTGAATCGGAGGTCAGGTTAGAACTGTTCGCTTTTCCAGACCGTGAGGATCTTGCCAATGATGTGTAGGTGCGGGTTCTTGGGTGAGATGTCGTACGGGGGGAAGTCCTCGTTCTTGGAGATCACCCGGATGATGAAGCCGGGCCCATTGAACTCCGGCACCCGCTGGAGGATTTTGATGTAGCCCTCGTCTCCCACGCGGAAGAAGTACACGCCCTCGTGGTCAACGCGATTCACGCCGAGGTCCATCAGCAAGGGGTCACCTGGATTGAACATACCCTTCATCGACGGCCCAAAGCCGGTGACGATGCACAAGTTCTGAATGCTGGTGTAGGAGCGCACGTTGAGCTGCAACCACTCACGGTCAACGCGCCAGCTCTTGATGATGCCCGGTGGCTCAGCCTCAAGCGATAGCTTCCCGCGCGTATCCATGCCACCGCTCACGTCGTATTGAACGATGGTGAGGTCGCCCGTTGCGCTGTCCACGCCGGGAGGCGCGGCGGTCTTCGCGGATGCCTCCGCCTCCGACTCGTCGAGGTTCATCGAACCCTTCCCGGTCGCGAGCCATCGCGATGAGACTTTGAGGAAGCGCGCGGCTTCCTCGTTGTTCTGGGCGTTGAAGGTCTTTGACTTGCCCTCAAGCAGGCGCTTCACGGCTTGGTAGCTGATGTCGAGCGCCTTTGCCAGTTGCGCGATTTCGACGCCTCGCGCGGTCATCGCGCTCTGTAGTCGTTCTGGGTATTCAACCATGATTCAAAAATAATGCCAGCTACCCGCTGAATCATGGTTGCATTGTTGGTGTGAATTATGATTCAATGCCGGCATGAAAAAGACCGAAGCGATTGAACTGCTAGGTGGGTCCATCACCGCCACCGCGGCAGCAATTGGTGTTTCCTACCAGGCGGTGAACCAGTGGCCGGAAGACTTGCCCGCGCGGATCGAGGACCGCGTGCTCGCGGCGCTCGCCCGCCAGCGCGGATTGGTTGCCAGCATCCGCGCGGCCAAGCGTAAGCAGAAGGAGGCCGCGTGATGCACATCAAGCCTCTCGCTTCACTGAGCCATGCCGAGGTCGCCGACCTGGCTGCGCACGCCGCCGAGCGCGGTGAAGAGCTCCCCCTGGCCAACCCATTCCCGGCTGACGGCTCCGACTGCTGGCGGCACCGCGTCTTCCGCGATGTCTTCACGGCGCGCGTCGCTGACCTCCAGCCGGTTGGCTGACCACTTCACCCCAACGACCAATTCGAGATGTCCACCATCGACCAAGACCAAGAGCCGGCGTTCGCCCGCGGCATCGCCGGGCCGCTCGGGAAGCTCACCGAAGACCTGAAGACCAAGGTTGACGAGGCGACTGACAAGGTATTCCGGCAGCACTGCGCCCTGAGCGGTACCGACGCGAGCACGCTGCTGCGCGACTTCGTGTACCTGACCTGCTACGGCAAGACGTGGCGTGCGATGGCGGCTGAGAAGCTGTTGCATGAGGAGGAGCGTATCGGTGCGATGCGCAAACTGACAGGGCCTTTTGAGGGCCCCGAATTCGCGCAGCGGGGAGGGCACCACTGATGAGCGCAGCATCCACCGGCCCCGCAGTGTCCCGACCACTGCTGATGGCCCAGCAGCACGCCGACCAGTTCACGCCGCGGTTCCTGGCATACCTGCCCGAGAACCTGCACGTCTACGACGCCTTCGAGCGCGAGGCCATGCGCATCGTGCGCCGCGGCTTCGAGCACTACAGCGCCCGCACCATCATCGAGGTGCTGCGCCACAACTCGGCGCTGGCCGAGCGCGGCGGGCCGTGGAAGCTCAATGACTGGCACACCCCGTACCTGGCGCGCCTGTTCGCGCTGCTGAACCCGGCCTTCGCGGGCCTGTTCGAGTTCCGCATCACCAAGGCTGTCGGCCGTGGCCGCGCTGCGGCGGCGAACGATCCCTCGATGGAAGGAGGCGCCGCATGAAGGAAGCTCTGTGGCGAGCTCTCGCTTTCGTCGTTTCGCGGCGCCCGGTCGCGGACTACCTGATCCGCCGCGCGCAGCGCACACCGTACTCGCCGATCACCGGCCGCAACAGCGACGACCTCTACATGGATCGCTGGTGGCTGTTCAACGCCTACGGCAAGGACGAGGAGGGCAACCAACTGCCCGCGCGCTGGACCAGCTTGCCCAGCGTCCGCGTGCAACACATCGTTCGGCCGGACGACGATGACCACGAGCACAACCACCCGTGGCCGGCGCGCTCGATCATCCTGCGCAGCGGCTACATGGAGGAGCGCCGGGAGGAGTACCGCGGCGCCAAGCTGCGCCTGCGTGGCTTCACCCAGCGCATCGACCCCAGCGTCTTCCATCGAATCACCGAGGTGTCCGATGGCGGTGCCTACACGCTGTTCATCACCTGGGGTGAGTCGAAGGGCTGGGGGTTCAAGGTCGACGGGAGCGTCGTGCCCTGGCGCAAGTACCTGGGGATCGAAGTCTGATGCGCGACCCCTTCAAACTCACCGGCCCCACTTGCTTGAGCTTCAGCGGCGGGCGCACCAGCGCCTACATGCTGTGGCGCGTCCTGCAGGCGAACACGCGCGAGAACATCGCGCGCTGGCTGATTGTCTGTTTCGCGAACACGGGCCTGGAGGCCGAAGAGACGTTGCAGTTTGTTGCGCGCTGCTCGTACGAGTGGGACGTGCGCATCGTGTGGCTGGAGTACCTGGGCGAGGAAGGCCGCATGTTCCGCGCCTTTACCGATCCAAGGTGGGCGGCCCGAGACGGCGAACCGTTCACGGCGCTGATCCGGCGCCGACAGTTCTTGCCCAACCCAGTCAGCCGCTTCTGCACCAGCGAACTGAAGATCCGCACGATGCACCGCTACCTGCGCGCGTTCCAAGCGTGGCCGGAGTGGGACCAGTTCATCGGCATTCGTGCTGACGAGCAGCGCCGAGTCGCCAAGATCCGCGCCCGCGGGACCAGCACGGAGACGCCAGACGAAACCATGTGCATGCCGCTGGCCGATGCCGGCGTGAGCGTTCAGGAGGTGGGGGCCTTCTGGAAGTCGCAACCGTTCGACCTTGAACTGGTGACGCACAACGGGCGCACGCTCGAAGGTAACTGTGTCTACTGCTTCAACAAGCCGCCGGCTCAGCGCCTTTCTATCGCGCGAGCGGGCCGCTACTCCATCACCTGGTGGGTTCGAGCGGAAGACGGCTCGCTCATTCCCGGCGCGACCGGCCGAGGCGCCCGCTTCACGAAGGACGGACCGAGCTACGCCGAGATCGCCCAGTACGCCGCCGACCAGGTGGACATGTTCGACCACGACCAGGAAGCCCTCGCGTGCTTTTGCGGGGACTGACCAGATGAGCGAAAAGAAAACCGACATCTGGATGCCCTTGTACATCGGCGAGTACGTGGCCGACACCATGACCTTCACGACCGAGCAGCACGGCGCCTACATGCTGCTGTTGATGGCGTGCTGGAAGGCCAAGGGCACGCTGCCGACCGACGACGAATCGCTGGTGTCCATCACCAAGCTGCCGGCGGCGAGGTGGCGCGCCATGAAGGTCAAGGTGATGGCGAAGTTCGATCTGAGTGCTGACGGCCTGACGATGGTCCAGAAGCGCTCGTCGAAGGAAATCGCGAAGGCCGAAAAGGTTAGCGCAGCGCGTAGCAGCGCAGGCAAAGCCGGCGCGGCAAAGCGTTGGCAGGGCGATAGCAAACCGATGGCAAATGCCATGGCAAACGAATCGCAAACCGATGGACAACAACAACAACAGTCACATCTACCTACCCAAGTAGAACCCCCACACACCAGTTCCGAACCCGGAGCGGTGGGGGGTGGGGAGCAAAGCCCGACGAAGGCAGGGGAGGTGTGCAAGGCGATCAGGGCGAAGAAGGTGGCCGACGTGAACCCGTCGAGTCCCGAGTTGCGGGCTCTCATCGACAAGGGTGTGCCCGTCGAAACCTTCGAGGCCGCCGCCGACATCTGCGCGAAGTCAAAACCGCCCAAGGGCTTTGCCTACCTGCTGGGCATCGTGAAGCGCCAGCTCGGCGAGGCCGCAGCCATCGCGTCGGGCGCCGGCATGCCCGAGAAACCTTGGGACGAGAACCGCTCGACCATCGAAGCCAAGGCCGAGGAGCTCGGATTGGGCCGGTGGAACGAGCACGACCTGAGCGTCGACCGCGAGACGTTCCCGCAATTCACGGCCCGCGTCCGCCGGGCTGTGGAGCAACGACAAGGAGTACCCGCATGACCAGTGCCCTCACCATCGTTCAGGTGGCGGTGTCCGCGCAGCGCAACCTGCAAGCCCTCGCCACGCACGAACGCTTCCTCCGTCAGCGAGGGGAGCTGACCCCGACGGCCATCGGTGGAATCCGAGCCTACAGCGCAGTCGAAAACGCGCGCCTGGACGTGTGCGCCGAGCACTTCGCTGCACTGCAGCCCGCCAACGACCTCGCGTTCGAGCAGAGCCCGGAGCACGCATGATCCCTTCGATCAATCCTTGGGACGCCGAAATCGAGGTGTTCGAGCAGTTGACGCTGGACCGGCTGCTGAAGCACGCCGAGCCGTGCGGAAACTGCCTCGAATGGACCGGCCATGCCGCGGGCGGTCTGCATCCGCAGGTGAAGCTCGGCGGGAGGGAGGGCCGGGTCTACAACGTGCGCCGCGTGCTGTGGGTTCTCACGCGCGGGTTCGTGCCATCCAACCGCCAGGTGGGCGTGAAGTGCGACTGCGAGCTCTGCGTGCACCCGGACTGTCTGGTGCTGCGCACGCGCGCCGCTGCGATGAAGGGCGTCAAGAAGTCCCTGCTGTCCGCTCGGCGGATGGCGGCCACGAAGCGCGCCAAGTCCAAGCTCACCGAGGAAATGGTGCGCGAGATTCGCTCGAGCGAAAAGCCTGCGATCTGGTTCGACCGCAACTGGCACCTCGGCAACGGGACCGCTTCCAACATCCGGCGCGGGCGCAGCCGCCGCGACTTCAGCGCCGACATGCTGGGAGGAATGCGCTGATGGCCCGCCGCCGCACCGCCGCGCTCGGGCTGATCGCTCGGGCCCTCATCGAGAAGCAGTGGCACGCAACCGCCGTGCGCGCGCAGATCCACGCCATTCTGGGCGACGACAGCGACCAGTTCGTAGCCGCCGCCGGCCGGGTGCTGTTCGTGGTGCTGGGCGCTCTCATGACCGAAGACATCGACCACGACCTGCCGGACGTGCGCATCGTGCGCGGTGCCTGCAATGCCCTGTACGAGCAGGCGGGCGTGCCGGTCATCGACCCGACGCGCCGCGCTTCGCTGCGGTCAGGGCTGGAGGCCTGTGACCGCCTGGTCGACGGGCTGCAGCGCAAGTCGCTGATCGATGCCGCGTGCGATCTGGAGCTGAAGTTGCAGAACGCGCACCTCGACTGGGCTGCCTTCGAGGCGCTGTTGGAGGGCATCGCAGCATGAAGTGCCCGAACTGCGACAAGGCCGCCGTCCGCGCCGACTGGCCGGGCTACACCGCCAACTGCCGGGAATGTCTGGCACGTGGCATCGCCAACGGCCCCGAATACTGGCGCTCGCGCCAAGACGGCACGCTGCGTGACGAGTACAAGGCCGCGCTCCGGACCATCTGGGGCGAGGACTGGAAGGGCGGGCACGAGGCGGTGAAGTCCGCCGCGGCTCGGCTGGACCAACTGCGGACCTCGCCGCAAGGGGCGCTGCTGTGACGGTTCACATCCTCGGCATCGACCCGGGCGCGAGCACGGGCCTGGCCGCCTTTGAGGGCGGCGCGCTGCAGTTCCTTCGCACCGTGGAGCCGCACACCATCGAGCACATGCTGCGCAGCTACATGCCCGCGCGCGTGGTGTTCGAGGACAGCCGCCTGGAGTCCAAGGTGTGGACGACCGCGGGCAGCCGCGCGGCCGCGCTGAAGATCGCCCGCAACGTCGGGCAGATCGACGCCTGGTGCAGCCTCATCACGTCGGTCTGTGCCGACCTCGGCATCCCGGCCCACGGCATCAGCCCGACCGCAAAGGGCGCCAAGCTCGATGCGGAGGCCTTCGCGCTCGTGACGCACTGGGCGGCGCGCAGCAATCAGCACGAGCGCGACGCCGCAATGGTGGCGTGGCCGTACCGAAGGGCCGTGAAGTCATGACGGTCACCCCCACCGAGCAATCCCGCCGCATGTCTTTCGGGCGCGGCGTCATGGAAGGCCTGCGCATGGCAGGCGTACAGAACCCAGGAGACGTGATGAACGCAGCGAAGTTGGCCCGCATCGAGAGCGGCCTGAACAGCATGGCCAAGAAGGTGCTCGCCGCCGTGCCCATCCAGACGCCTTGGTCGAAGGAACAGATCGTCAGCGAGCTACGCCGCGCCGGCGCAACCGTAGACCGCGCCGTCGTCGACGGCTGCCTCATCACCCTCTGCGAGCGCGGCGTGGTGAAGGAGCCCGCCCGGGGCACCTTCGTCCGGGTCATCGCTCGCCTCATCACCCAAGCTACCGAGGAGTTCAACGAAGTGTCCATCAACGCCCGACCCGCTGCTGCAGCGTTGCAGCCCCAGCCCCCCGCCCCCGAAAGGGAGGACTCGCTCTCTCGGCTGGCGAACGTCGCCGCACTGTTGCGCCGAGCGGCCGACGAGATCGACGGCATCGCGCTCGACGTGGAGGCGAGGGTACAGGCCGCGGGCAAGGAAGGTGAGACGCTGCGCCAGCTCAAGGCGCTGCTCACCGGTGCCTGACGAGAGGACCACATGGCAGACATCGCCCTGCAAGTCATCTGGCCCGACCAGGAACACGCACGCACCAGCCTGCTGGAGCGTGTTGCGCCCTGGTGCAAGGAACAGTGGGCCGCTGGCCGGCGCCTCGAGCTGGAGATCCGCTTGCACGAGGACGCAAAGACCGACCGGCAGCGCAAGTACTACCACGGCGTGGTGCTCAAGACCATCGCGGCGCAGGCCCGGCCGCACGGCGCGCAGTTCCCGCTGGCAGTGTGGAAGGAGCACTTCCGCGCCGAGTATTTGGGCTGGAAGACCATCACAAGCCGCAACCCGCTCACGGGCAAGAAGGTGCGCCGGCGCGAGCGCGTCAGCACCGAGCGTCTGGGCGTGAAAGGCTACAGTCAGCTCATCGACCGTGTGAGCGCCTTCGCCGCCACCGAGCTCGGCGTGACGTTCCCCGCCAGCTTCGAGCAGTGGGAGCGCATGCAAGTTGACCCGGACACCGGCGAAATCATCGGGGGAGTTCTGGGATGAAGTGGTTCATGGACTTCTACTGGCAGCTGCGCGTCCTGCCTTACGCGGTGAAGCACCTGCTGGGCCGCTGGTATGTCCTGAGGGACGCGCCCGACGGCGTGGTCTTCTGGCTGGCCAAGGCGCACCGGGAAGCGCTGCGGGATGAGCTCGCCCAAGACGATGATGTGATGTCCTTCCTTGCGGAGGGCACGCGGGAGCTGGAGGTGCGGGTGCAGCGCCTACGCCGAAAGATCGAGCGACTTGGGGGTAAGCAGTGAAGCGGAGTGCGCCCATGCTGCGCACCGGCTTCAAGCGCCGGCAGCCGAAGCTGATCGGCGTAGACCTGGCGCGCGAGCCGAGCGTGACGGTGCTCGCGCGCGTGGAGCCCGTCCCTGGGCGGATCGTTCGCATGGCGGCGATCAACGACGCGGATTTCCGCGGGGCGGTGCCGAAGACCGAGCCGCAACGCAATCCAGCGCTGCTGGCGATGGCGCGCGGTCAGCGCTGCCTGCTGTTGGTGCCCGGCGTGTGCCAGCCGGACCCGGCCACCACGGTGGCCTGCCACAGCAACCAGTCCGCGCACGGCAAGGCCGGCGCGCGCAAGGCTGATGACCAATGGCACGTGCACGGGTGCGCGGCATGCCACTGGTGGCTCGACCAGGGCCCGGCGCCGGCCGCCGAGAAGGTGGAGCGCTTCGGCGCCGCCCACCGTTGGATGGTTTCCATCTGGCAAGACATCGTGGCGGGCGTTCAGCCGGCCACACCGAAGGAGCGCCGGGCCGCCGCATGGGCCCTGGCCAGGATTTAAAACGAGGAGAACGAATGGCTGAAGCCCAGAAATCAACCCTGCTGGTGGTGCTGGAGGCTGTGCAGGATCTGCACGCCCAGGAGCAGGTGGTAACCCGCGAGACGCTGGCCGAGCTCACCGGCCTGAAGCTCACGACCATCGATGACCGCCTCGGCGTCCTGGTGGACGAGGGCGACATCGTGCGCGTGCAGCGCGGCGTCTTCGTGCCGGCGGTGCGACACGCGCCCGCGCGGCCCATGTCCAAGACCGTCATGCCCGACGGCACCGTAAAGATCGAGATCGGCGACGAGGTGCTCACGCTCACGCCGCGCGAGGACCGGGCGCTGGCGAACCTGATGGCCGGCGCCGCCGCGCAGGCCGCAGCCATCGAGACGGGCAGGAACACCGCGCTGCTCGCGGCCGAGCTGGGCGAGGAGGTCAAGCGCCTCCGCCGCCAGGTCACGGCGCTGGAGGTGCGCGTCGATCCGAACCAGGGCCAGCTGTTCGCCACCCCCTGTAGGGCGGGCGCCTCGGCGGCCAACGGGGCAAAGTTCGAACGCGCGGTGTAGCTCAGCCAGGTAGAGCGGCAGGTTCATACCCTGTGTGTCGTCGGATCGAAGCCGACCACCGCAACCAGATAACCACCCCGAAGGGGCTCAACCGTGATTCGAGCACGGGCCGGAAGGCATGGTGCCGGGAAGCTGCGCAAGGCAACCCGGACGAGGCGAAATGTCGCACCCGCTTGCGCCCGGCGCCCCGCTACTACGCATCTGAAGACCGATCAGAAATCGCCCCCAGACGGGGGCATCCGCGTAGCGCTGATTAGTCGTTCTCGGTCCGGTACTTCTCCATCGCAGACGACAGGAAGCGCGCCTGGCCTGCCCTGAGCACGCAGGAGTCGAGGTCAAGGTCAACGGTGAAGGCATCCGCCGCGGGCTTGAAGGTCGCGGAAACACCATGCTCTTCGAAATACTGCGTATAGTCGCTGATGACAGAGTCATGCAGGCGGGAGCGCCCGGTTTCATCCTTCACCTCGGCGGCAGTGATCTTGTACGTGTAACGCATGACACCACTTTCCGCCACTCGGTTGATGCTGGACTCGATGAACGCATCGAGAGTCGATTCTGCAAATTTGAGATCTTCGGCCTTCACGGCAAGCTCCTGTAAAAATCCCTAGCACACCTGCAAGGTGCTGTAAGACTATCACAAGAATCTGGAGTGCGCTCGGTTCTTTGTGGTTCTGAGGGCGCCGGGAGCTTCAGATCGGTTGAGCAAACACAGCAGCCCAATGCATGTGGCTGCTCTTGTGGTGCCGCATTTCCCTTAGCTGGAATGTGATGCGAACGCGCCCGATGCGCGCTACATCGACCTCGGCCTCCCGAATCTCCGGCTCTCCTTGCGCGGGAGGCGGCAGCTGATTCGACGCAGCGGACAGTTCCTCGACCGACACTGCGGCGAGCACCCCATTCGGGTGGAACGGGTCTTTGAGGTCGGGCATCTTCCCATCGCCGTACTGCACCAGCATCTTCAGCGCCGTCATGCCGTTGCGCACGCCTTTGTCTTCATCGCAGTTGTTGAAGATCATGTGGGCGTGCCGCGCCTTGTAGGCCAGCCGCACCGTCTCGGCGATGATGCCCTTGAGCTCGGAGTCGGAGTACTCGTAGGAGAACCTCTCCGCTGGCGACGACACTGCGGCGTTGTAGGTCTCGGTGTTTCGCCCGTGCAGGCGCACCAGCATGTAGTTGGGGTTCGTCACCTCCCAGATCGGCGGCACGCTGTTGTCGAACCCCCGCGGCCCGTCGACGACGGTGTGCACGGCGTTCAGGCCGCGCAGCATCGCGAGCGTCTCGACGGTCCGGCTCGTGCCATCCCACCAGCTGCTGTGCCGAAACTCCACGCTGATGGTGTCGCGCGGCAGCTTCTGGCGGATGGATTCCAGGTGCGCAACCACCCGTGGGCTCGGCACCACCGAGGGGGGGAACTGGAAGTGGATCAGGCCCAGCTTCCCATTCAGGCGCAGCGGCTCCAGCGATTGGCTGAAGGCGTCCCAAAGGGCATCCTTCACCTCGTCGGCGGTGTCGCGGTAGAGCAGCCGCTTCCGGCCGGGCAGCAGCTCCTTCACGCCGCGCGGCAGCACCTGCACGTCGGTCTGGTGCCCGGTGAAGAACCGGAAGGCCTTCACGTTGAAGACGAACCCCTCAGGCGTGCGCGCCGCCCAGTTGTGCGTGTTGGTCTGGGAGGGGATGGCGTAGTAGCTGCTGTCCACCTCGACAAGCGGGAAGATGCTGGCGTAGTAGCGCAGGCGCGCCTCCGGCGTCTTGCAGTCCGGAGGGTAGAAGCGGCCGCAGTCGATCAGTGTCTTCTCGGCCCAGGAAGCATGCCCGACGAGAGTCATGCCCCATTATGGGCACCAGCCGCCGCCCCCCTGTAGGGATTCGCCGCGTCGGAGCTCCGCGTGAACATCACCTCACCGTTCACCGGAACCCCGAACTTGGCATCAGCCCTGGTGCTGGAGTGGGGGGCAAGCCACTCCGCTAGACCCCTTGCACGTCCCAGGGGATTCAGGGCGGGACGAGAACCGCACGGTCCAGCGTGTACCTCCCCACGCAGTCGGATGGACCGAACCCCCGGCGCTTTCGCCGGCCAGTTGTCTCCTCGCGCGGCCTCGGCCGCACGTTCGCCCGCCAGAACCACCCTGGCGGGCTATTTTTTCCCATCCAGTAAGGCGGGAATTGGAACACCCAGGTCGCTCAGCACGAGGTAGTGCCACTTATCTTTGAACTTGTTGGCGAACGCATCGCGGGCGGATCTGTCAGGCAGGATGACGGTTACTTTCGCTGGGTCAAGCGTAAGCGCGTCGGTTCTCAGTCGCCACTCACGCTCCCACGTGAAATCGACGTCACCCGGTTTATCAAGATGAAATCGCACGTGCCGGTACTTCATGTCCTCAGGCAGCGCGTTGTAATCGTCTTCGGGGCCGTAAATTACAGGCCTTCCGCCTAGCTGGAACAACCAGCGTTTATCGACCATCACTCCATATGGCTCGTACTTGAAGTGGTGTGTCGTCGGGTGCGCAAGGATGTACGGCAACTTCGAAACAGGCACCTCGCTGAAGCAGGTGCATACGTACTTGCCTTTAATGAACCCATCGCCGCCCTTTAGCGTACTGTCATCAAGGATCGACTCCAGGTTTTTGATCGCTTCTTCGCGATTCTGACCTGCCTCCGTGCTGGTGCCCCGTGTCAGGTGGATTAAGCGATCGCTCAAATCGTCTCGGACCATAGACCTTCTCCTCATGTGACGCGGCACTCGTTCGGTCCCGCTGCCGCGATTTTGCCGTAGTACATCTCCCCCTCTAGGGTTAGACGGTCACCGCGGTGCCGTGAAGACTCGCGCGCATGGCAACACGCAAGCCGGCCAAGAAGCAGGCACCCGCATCGAAGAAGACCACCACCAAGCCCGCCGCCCCCAAGAAGGCTGCGGGCGCACCTGCGCGCAAGAAGGCGCCGCCCCCCGTCAAGGCGAAGAAGCCGGCGCGACCGGCCCGCGCAGCACCGGCGCCAGCCGCGGAGCCCGCGCAGCTCGGCCTGACCGACCTCCAGCAGCGCTTCGTCGATGAGTACCTGGTGGACCTGAACGGCACACAGGCAGCCATCCGAGCCGGCTACAGCCCGGACACCGCCCGGCAGATGGCATCGGAGAACCTGTCAAAACCGTACATCCAGATTGCCATCGCTGACGCCCGAAAGCTCCAGCAGGCGCGCACGCACATCGAAGCCGACCGCGTGGTGGTGGAGGCCTGGAACATCGTCTTCGCAGACCCCCGCGAGCTGGTGCAGGTCAAGGTGGGCTGCTGCCGGCACTGCTGGGGCGAGGGCTTCAAGTTCCAGCGCACCGTGGGCGAGTTCAACCATGACCGCGAGCAGCACGCCCTGAAGGCTGGCAACCTGGCCGACTTCGACGAGAAGGGCGGCATCGGGTTCGACCCGCTCAAGCCGCCGCATCCCTCCTGCCCGGACTGCGGCGGCGACGGATATGCCCGCACGGTGCTGGCAGACACCCGGCACCTCTCTCCCGCGGCGCGCGCCCTGTATGCCGGCGCCAAGATGACGAAGTACGGCATCGAGATCGCCATGCACGACAAGGCAGCCTTCGCCGAGAAGCTGTTCAAGCACCTGGGCCTCTACGAGAAGGACAACCAGCAGAAGACCGACCCGCTGGCTTCGCTGCTGAGCCGCATCACGACGGGCAATGCCAATGGATTCCGGCCCGTGGCGGACGATCCGGAGGCACCCAACGCCGGTGCGTCGTCTTCGAGCGCACTGCAGCCGCGCCAGGACGTGGACGGCGAGGACTGAGCATGGCGAAGAAGGTGCAGGACGACGAGCGCGAGGACTGGCTGCCCGAGGTGGCCGGCGCTTCCGCGCTCGACGGCCAGCTCTGGCCCGACAAGCCGCGCGAACCGAGCCGCATCAAGGTCATTCCGCCCACCCAGGCGCCGCAGGACGCAGCGGAGCTCGAGCGCTGCCTGCAAGACCCCGAGTGGCGCCTGTTCAGCGGCTGCCTGTACCAGATCATCGTGAAGGGCAAGAACGAGGGCGATGACGACCTGGTGCAGCCCTTCATTCCGAACCGAGCCCAGAAGCGCTTCATACGCCGGCTCTGGCACCGCAACATCATCCTGAAGGCCCGCCAGCTCGGCTTCACGACCCTCATCGCCATTCTCTGGCTGGACCACGCCCTGTTCAACGGGAACCAGCGCTGCGGCATGATCGCCCAGGACCGCGAGACGGCCGAGGCCATCTTCCGCGACAAGGTGGTCTTCGCCTACGACCACATGCCGGAGGAGCTGCGCGAGCGCTTCCCGCTGGCCAGGGCCAGCACGAAGGAACTGCTGTTCGGCCACAACAACAGCAGCATCCGCGTGGCGACCAGCGTGCGCGGCGGCACGATCCACCGCCTGCACGTCTCCGAGTTCGGGAAGATCTGCGCCAAGTTTCCCGCGAAGGCGAACGAAGTGGTCACCGGCTCGATACAGGCGGTGCCGCTGTCCGGCATCCTGGTGATCGAGAGCACGGCCGAGGGCACGGAGGGCGAGTTCTACGACATGTGCCAGCGCGCCCAGGCGCTGGTGGCTGGCAAGGCCAAGCTCACCGCCAGCCAGTACCGCTTCCACTTCTACGCCTGGTGGCAAGACCCCGCGTACACGATGGACCCGGCGGGCGTGGCCATCAGCAACGAGCAGCACGACTACTTCAACGAGATCGAGCAGGCGTGCGACTGCAAGATCGACACGGGCCAGCGGGCCTGGTACGTTGAGAAGCTACGCAACGACTTCTCGGGCAAAGAGGAGCGGATGTGGCAGGAGTACCCCTCGACCCCCGAGGAGGCATTCCAGCAGTCCACCGCCGGCCACTACTACGCCAAGGACATGGTGCTGCTGCGCAAGCGCGGCGCCATCTCCCAGGTGCCCGTGCTCGACCTGCCGGTCTACACCTTCTGGGACATCGGCAACAGCGACGGCACGGCCATCTGGTTCATGCAGGTGCTGCGCGGCGAGGACCGCTTCATCGGCTACTACGAAGAGCACGAGGAAGACCTGCGCCACTTCGCCCGACATCTCCAGGACAGGGGCTTCCTGTACGGCGGCCACTTCCTGCCCCACGACGCGGACCACAAGCGCCTGGGCGACTACAACCGCAGCACCCGCGAGCAACTGCAGCTCCTGCTGCCCGGCCAGAGCTTCTTCATCGTGCCGCGCGTCACCGAGCTGATGACCGGCATCTACGCCGTGCGCAAGCACCTGAAGAGCGCCTACTTCGACATCGACGGCACGAAGGAGGGCATCCAACGCATCCAGGGCTACCGCAAGAAGTACAGCCAGTCGGAGAACCGCTTCCTCGACCAGCCCGACAAGAGCAACGGCTGCACCGAGGGCGCCGACGGCCTGCGCCAGTGGGCCCAGGCCAAGGAACTTGGGCTCCTCGAAAGCCTGACCGAGAACAGCAGCTACGTGGAGGCCCCGGAGCCTGCCTGCGTGTGAGGACCACCACCATGACGAACCAGACCAACGACCTCGACCCTGTAGACACGCCCGACGGCGATGTGCCGCTCTCGCTCGCCGAGTACCGCCAGATCATCGACGAGATCGATAACCAGCCGCGCACCTGGCGCCGCACGGCCGACCGCGAGATGGACTATGCCGACGGCAACCAGCTCGACACCGAGCTCATCCGCCACATGAAGTCGCAGGGCATCCCGACCACGATGGAGAACCTGATCGGCGCATCGCTCGAAGGCATCCGGGGCTATGAGGAGGCCACGCGCACCGATTGGCGCGTCACCCCCAACGGGCAGCTCGGCGGGCAGGACGTGGCCGACGCGATCAACTTCAAGCTGAACGAGGCCGAGCGCAAGAGCAAGGCGGATGACGCATGCAGCGGCGCCTTCTACCCACAGATCGCCGTGGGCATCGGCTGGGTGGAGGTGACGCGCAACTCCGATCCATTCGACTATCCCTACCAGTGCAACCCGGTCCACCGCAACGAGATGCACTGGGACTGGACCAGCACGAAGGCTGACCTGAGCGACGCACGTTGGCTCCGGCGCCAGCGCTGGATGCACCCCTCGCGCCTGGCGCGAGTCTTCCCCGACCAGAAGGAGCTGATCCGCCGCTACGGGCGCGCCGGCATCAACTGGTGGTCGGAGTACGACGACACGCAGTACGGCGGCGGAAGCACCGGCCTGAACAGGGCTTGGGACATCGCGCGCGAGTGGACCCGGCTGGAAGACCGCTGGTTCAACCCGATGAACCGGGAGGTGTGCGCTTCGGAGCTCTGGTACCGCCGGTGGTCCGATGTCATCGTGCTCAAGAGCCCGGACGGGCGCGTGGTGGAGTACGACGAGAACAACCCGGCGCACGTCGTTGCGCTGGCGCAGCGGCGCGTGCGGTTCATGCGCGCCACGGTCGCCAAGGTCCGGCGCAGCTACTGGCTCGGCCCGCACGTGCTCTTCGACGGGCCCTCGCCCTATGCGCACCGCTACTTTCCGTACGTGCCATTCTGGGGATTCCGCGAGGACGGCACCGGGGTGCCGTTCGGCTACGTGCGCAACCTGATGGACCAGCAGGACACGCTGAACAACGGCAACGCGCGGCTGCGCTGGGGTATGAGCTCCTACCGCACCGAGCGCACCAAGGGCGCCGTGGACATGCCCGACGATGTGTTCCGTCGGACCATCAACCGGCCCGACGCCGACATCGTGCTCAACGCGGCCCACATGGCGCAGCAGGGTGCGCGGTTCGAGGTGAAGCGCGACTTCCAGGCCAACGCGCAGCAGCTCGAGCAGCTCCAGAACGCGCGCAACGCCATCGAGCGCATCAACCCGGCGGCCGCGGGAGCGTTCTCCGGCCGGCGCGGCACCGCGAACAGCGGCATCCAGGAACAGACCCAGGTGGAGCAGGCCAACCAGTCGCTCGCACACATGATGGGCAATCAGAAGCGCGGGCGCACGCAGGTGGGCGAGATGCTTGTGTCGATGATCGTGCAGGACATCGGGTCGAGTGAGCATGCCGTCGTGATCGAGGGCGATGCCATGACGCCGGAACGGATGATCGTGCTCAACAAGCCCGAGACGGACCCGGCCACCGGCATCCCTTACCTGTCGAACGACCTGCAGCGCACCATGCTGCTGGTCGGGCTGGAGGACGTGCCGAGCACGAAGACCTTCCGCGCCCAGCAGCAGCAGTCGATGGCCGATTCGCTCAAGGGCCTGCCGCCGCAGTACCAGGCCGCGGCCATGCCGTTCCTCGCCTCGCTCATGGACGTGCCGTTCAAGCGCCAGCTCGTGGAGGCGCTGCGGACGGCTTCCGCTCAGGAGTCGCCCGAGCAGGTGGAGAAGCGTATCCAGCAGGCGGTGCAGGATGCGCTCGTCAAGGCTGGCAACGACCTGAAGGCGCGCGAGCTCGATATGAAGGAGCGCAAGACCGAGGCCGAGATCCGCAAGCTCATGGCCGACGCGGTGCAGGTGGGCGTGCAGGCTGCCTTCGCTGCGATGCAGGGCGGCGCGCAGGTAGCGCAGATGCCAATGATCGCGCCCATCGCGGACGCCATCATGCAGGGCGCAGGCTACCAGCGGCCCACGCCGGCCGGTGACGATCCGAACTTCCCGACGCCAGCACAGACGGCGGCCATGAACATCAAAGACCCCTACATCCAGGGGCAGGGCCCCGCGGGGATGGCCGCCCAGGAGGAAGCTGCTGCTGCAGATCCCGTGCGCGAGAACACCAGCCCGACGTTCCCGGCACGAGCGGCGGAGGGGGCTACAGGGATGGACGGGATCGAGACTGCGCGGACCACCGACAACGTACCCGCATAGATCGCGTTCAGCCTGTCAAGCCAGGGCGCCGGCCAACACCCGGCACGCCCTCGAACGGCGCATCTGGCAGAAAGTGTTCGTAGCCCGGGACCGCCCTTGTGGGGTCCGCGGCAAAGGCCCAGCGCTCATGCGTCGGATCAGATGCGGAATGTAGGGAGCCCGCCGCCCATTGGGCAAAGCTCAGCACTATCTCCAGGGGCGTTGCAACCGCGAGATCGATACTCCCTGAGAAGCCCACGAGCGTGGTGTATGGATCGACGTTGACGATGGCCTGTACATCATCCTTCGAGATTTGGACCCTCCGCACGTGAGCCAGTCGGTTGCGAATCGTCCCAAGGGCATTCAGCCCGGGAACCATCGCACTGAGCATGCTGCGGTCGGTCGGCAACATGCGCACCTTCTGACCGTATCGCAGGCCAAGCTTGTCCATGTCCAGGCCGGGGAACAGATGCTTGAGGTATTCGGTCAGGAAGAACTCCACGACCAGATGTGCATGCAAGACTTGCCCCAGCTCAACAGAGTCCTGTCCCCACACGGACTGAAATTCGGCATGGCGCGCTTGAACGTGGCGCATCAACCCGTCGGGACCTCCGAACTGCGCAACAACTCGCGCGTACAGCACGTCCTGGCCTATGGGCGGGAGAGGAGGGAGATTGTTGTCGGTCATGCATTCGAGACTAGCAAATCGACACCCCCTGTAGGGATAGGTGCATGCCCGACGGTCCGGGACGATCACTGCGTCAACGGGTAGCGGCCAAGACGACAAACCACAGAGCCCTGTGCTCTGGCATCCCATCCCCGCAAGGGGAACGGCCGCTACCGGGGATGCCAGACCACAGGGCTTTTGCCTTCTCAGGAGCCTCATGTCCAACCCGAACCCCATCATCATCCCGACCGTCGGCCGCGTCGTCTGGTTCTATCCGGCGCCGAAGAGCGGCGAATCGGGCTTCGCCTGCAACGAGAGCGGTGGTCCCTATGCGGCGATCATCGCCCGCGTCTGGAACGACAGCATGGTCAACCTCGGCGTCTTCGATGCGAACGGCACTGTGCACAGCAGGACCAGCGTGCGCTTGGTGCAGGGAGACGAGGCACCGCCCGACAGCGCGTTCTGCGGATGGATGCCCTTCCAGAAGGGGCAGGCGGCCAAACAGGACACCCAGACCAAGGAGGCGAACGGCGGGCCGCGCAGCTTTCGCTCCCATCGCGACGAGCTCGAGCAGTCGGCCGCGCACGCAATCGCCACGCGCGTCGCAGAGCTGGGCAACAGCGGGGCCCGGATCGGCCACGAGGTGCGGCAGGCGCTGGATGCGCTGATGAGCTACGGTGCAAAGCCCGTGGAGCCGGCCGGCGGGAACCACGCCTCGCGCGTGCTCTATCCGGCGATCCGCAATGCCATGGGGGAGCTGCGGGCGTTGCACCCTGGCTTCAACGAACACGTCAACCGGGCATGGAACTACCTGCACAGCGCCTTCTACAGCGAGTCGCCGGCACCAGCTTCCGAGCCCGGCCTGAGGGTGACGTTGACATGCCTGCCTGTGCACGACGATCACCGGAAGGAGACGGCGGCTGCCAGCGCGGTCAATGCCCTTCGCGAGAGCGTCCACGAGGCATTGGACGAAGGGCTGATGCGTCACATGACGGGCGCGACCACGGCTGATTGCGCTGTAGCTGGCTACGCGCCCCCGCACTGCGATTTTGGCGACGCCATCCGCCATCTCAAGGCCGGCCGCCGCGTGGCGCGTGTGGGCTGGAACGGCAAGGGCATGTTCCTGTTGCGAGTGAAACCCGACGACGACACCATGGTCCCCAGCTTGCCCGCCTATTCGGTCCTCGGCGTCAGCGACATGGTGAGCCACTGTCTGCCGTGGATCGGCATGAAGACCGCCGACAACAAGCTCGTGCCGTGGCTGGCCTCGCAGACCGACATGCTGGCTGTGGACTGGGTGCTGGTCGAATGAACGCCATGACGGAGCAAGAGCTGGCCACCAAGGCGGTGGCGCCGCGCATCACACCTGCCGACATCGAGGCAGCCATTGCCAGCGAGCACTACTTCACGGCTGCGCAGGGGCTGCTCGGCGTGCAGTGGGATGCGGTGCCGCGCAAGACCATCATCGACACGTCGCCCGCCGCCCTGCGGATGGTCACGATTTGTGTGCTGGTGCTGCGCAACGGCACCAAGATCGTCGGCGTGAACGAAGGACCGGTTTCCCCGGAGAACTTCGACCCCGAGATCGGCAAACGCTATGCGCGCGAGAAGGCCATCGACCAAATCTGGCCCCTGCTGGGCTATGAGCTGCGCAGCCGCCTTTCCGGCGCTGGTGCCTGAGGAGCACGCGATGGCGGTACCTCGCATCTCAGCATTGCCTCCCGCGCGCCCGGCATTGCGGAGCTTCCGCCTGTTGGACGGCTCCATCCGGGAGCCTGTGGCAGGGCTGGTGGAGTTTGTCTTGGCCCAGGACGATTTCGGCATGGGGCTGCGCGGGCGTGCCGTATACCGAGTGGAGTACGCAATGGTGTTTCGAGCCGATCACCATGTCGATACGTCGCGCCTGCTTGCCTCCGAGGCCCGACGGGCGGACTTCGACCTCTGCAGGACGTGCTTGCTCGACCTGGTTGCGCAGGTCCGCGAATACAACGCGGTGGTGCTCCCCGTGCCCAACGACTGAGATAGCCCATGGACATGTTCACTGCTACCACAGCTACCACCAAGGGAGAGCCACCCCCGACGATGGATCAGATCCTTGCCTCGATGGAGCTTCTGCTGCGTGACCCGCTGCCGCTGGAGCCGCTCGGCGAGTTCATGCGGTCGAAGGGCATGCCGCCCGAGCTGGGCTACATCTTCGTCCTGCCGGAGAGCATGCGGGGTGAGCTGATGTTCCCGCCGCGCTACGTGCGCTTCAGCCCGAGCACCGCGGCGCCGTTCATCTTTCTGCGGCCGGAGCTCGTCGCCCCCCTGTAGGGTTTCACGAGAGGGCAGGCCCTCGGCAAAGTCGCACCCAAGCGTGACGCGAAAGCTGATCGTGAAGCAGCCCGCTCGTGAGAGCCGGCACCTCCCTCGAAAGAGCGCGAGGTAACTCCCCCAGCTGGAGGTGTACGGGGTGGGGCTTCGGCCTCACCCAGTGCTCCGAATGCGGATGTCCCTAGCGGCCACGGCGATATGTGGCGGACGAGCATGACGGCAACAACCGACAACTTCTTTGACAGCATCAACGGCGCACTGACGCCGGAGCAGGCTCTCCAGGCATTGCGCTTGGAAGAGCAGGGCGATACCGGCGGCAAGCCGGAAATCGGTGGCGCGCCCACGACCACCACTGCGACCGACGACAAGCCCGGTGCCGCTGAGCCCACGAAGGGCAACGAGCAAACCGACGAGACCAAGGGCAAGCCCGATGGCGCGCAGCCCATCCCGGAAGACCAGCAGACCGCGGACAACACCGTGATCCTGGCGAAGGATGGCAAGCACACCATCGACTTCAGCCACCTGGACAAGGCACGCCAGCAGCGCGACACGTACAAGGCGGAAGCCGAGGATGCGAAGCGCCAGTTGGCGGACCTGCAGGCGCAGGCGAAGGCCCGCGAGAACGAAGGGCAGGCCCCGACCAAGACCGACAACATGGTCGCCACCGCAGAGGCGGCCATCGAGAAGGGCGTGGACCCGGGCCTGTTCGGCGACTTCTCGGAGGAGGCGCTGGCGGCCGGCATCGCCAAGCTGGTGCAACAGCAGGTAGAGGAGCGCGTCGGCAAGGCCGTCGTACCGCTGCAGGCCAAGCAACAGCAGGACGCTGCCACCGCGCACTACGAGGCCATCTACAAGGCGCACCCCAACGCTGACTCCATCGTGGAGAGCGCCGAGTTCAAGGCCTGGGTGGATGCCCACCCAAGCGCGGTCCGCAATGCGTACTGGCAGCTGTTCGATCCGAAGACGGGCGGGACGGCTGAGCAGATCGTCGAGGTGTTCGATGCCTTCACGAAAGGCAACAAGGAAGCTCCTACGCCCGCAGCCCCTGACAAGGCTGCGGCCACGGCCGCCGCTGCTTCCGCGCGGACGGAACCCCCTGCAAGCCTGTCCGGCATCCCCGGCGGGCGCGCAGACGGGCTCTCTCCGCACGAGCGCATGGCAGGCATGGGTGGCGTCGACATGTACGCGGCCATGGAAAACATGAGCCCCGCGCAGATCGAGGCCTTCTTGAACAAGCAACTCTGATTGCACCAGGCATCGCCGGGAGGCGAAGCCCATCCCATTGAAGGAGGACACCGTGTCCGAAAGCAAAACCAACGTCCCATCTGGCGCCACCGGCGCCATGATCCAGCAGGCGGTAGGGGTCTTCCACACCTGCATGCAGCGCAATACGACGCTGAACCGCCTGACGGGCAAGATGCCCACCATCGAGAACGCCATCGCGGGTGCGAAGCGCCAATCGAAGCCCACGATGCCCATCGTGCGTGCCGACGACCTGGGCAAGAACAAGGGTGACGAGATCACCTTCCACCTCGACAACCCCATCGGCGGCTACCCGATCATGGGTAGCGAGTACGCCGAGGGCAAGGGCGTGGGCATGTCGTTCTCGGAAGACCGGCTGCGCATCAACCAGGCGCGCTTCCCGGTGGACATGGGCAACACCATGACCCAGATCCGCAGCCCCTACGACCTGCGCCGCCTGGGTCGGCCGAAGGCCCAGCAGCTGATGAACGACTACATCGACCAGTCGATCCTCGTTCACCTCGCTGGCGCACGCGGCTACCACGACAACAAGATCGAATGGCGCGTGCCGGTCGCGGCGCACCCGAAGTTCAAGGAAATCATGGTTAACCGGGTGAAGGCGCCAACGCGCAACCGGCACCTGGTGGCCGGCGGCGGTGCGGTGGGCGAGGTGAAGGCGAACGCCGGCGAGCTGGTCATCGCCACGACCGACCAGTTCACCATGGACGCGGTGGACTCGCTGCGCTCGTGGATGGACCAGATCCCGCTGCCGCCGCCCCCGGTGGAGTTCGAGGGTGACCTCGCCGCCACCGACAGCCCGATCCGCGTCGCGCTGGTGTCGCCGGCCCAGTACAGCGGTTTCGCCACGAACCCGGACTTCCGCAGCTTCCAGGCCAACGCCTACGCGCGCGCCCGGCTGGCGAAGGACCACCCGCTGTTCCTCGGCGACGTGGGCCTCTGGAACGGCATCCTCATCGTGAAGATGCCCAAGGCGATCCGCTTCTACGCGGGCGACGACCTGGCTTACTGCGCAGCCTACGACAGCGAGGTGGAATCCACCGTGAAGGTGCCGGCTGCGTTCGGTACCACCTTCGCGGTGGACCGCGCGCTGCTGCTTGGCGGCCAGGCGCTGGCGCAGGCCTTCGGTAGCTCCGAGAAGAGCGGTATCCCGTTCTTCTGGAGCGAGAAGGACGGCGATCACGGCGACAAGATGGAAATCTTGATCGGCGCGATCCTGGGCATGTCGAAGATCCGCTTCGCGGTGGACCACGGCGACACCACCCAGTTCACCGACCACGGCGTGACGGTGCTCGACACCGCTGTCCGCATCATCAAGCCGCGCGGCTGATGCCCTCGGAGGCTGGCCCCGGCCGGCCTCCCTCTCCACTTTCAACGACACCCACAGGAGGCCATCCATGGCAACCATCAAGAAACTGGGGCTGGGCCTGCAGCAGTTCGGCGGCTTCACCCCCTACGGCAACCTCACCACGCTGCGCGCCGTCCTGCTCACGGCAGCCGACGGCGGTGCGGTCAACGCCGATAGCGCCGCGCCGCTCGGCGTGGGCGATGTCGTCGTGCTCGACAAGCTGCCCGAGGGCTTCGTGCTCGAAGACGCCCAGGTCATCGTGTCGACGGCGATGACGGCGGCCGTGACCGGCTCGCTCGGCTTCATCTATGCCGACGGCGTGGACAGCGCCGACGTGCCGCAGGACGCCGCGTACTTCGGCGCGGGCCTGGCGCTCAACGCGACGGGCCGCCTGCGCGCCGCCACCGCCAAGGCCCCGGTGAAGCTGCCCAAGCCCGCGCTGCTGGTGCTGACCATCGCCGGTGCGGCCAACGCGAAGGCTTCGCGCCTGGACGTGATCGTGCACGGCGAACGCACCGGCCCGAAGTAATCGACGCTGATGCGTAGCGGGGCGGGGCCATCGGTTCCGCCCCTTCGTCACATTCAAGAGGAGCATCCAATGTCCGCAAGCCAACTCGTCGCCATCACTTACATCGGTACCGAGACGCCTTTTCAGGACCGCATCTACCGCTCGCGCCTGACGTTCGACCCGGACCAGACGCGCGAAGTCCCGGCGGAGCTCGCTACCAAGTTCCTGCTGCACGCCGACGTGTTCAAGGCGGCCGACGTGAAGGCGGCCGATGCCACCTCGAAGTCCAAGAAGGTCGAAACGCCGAAGGACGACACGCAGGAGACGCTCGAAGCCGCCCAGAAGGCCGAAGAGGAGCGCCGCCAGAAGGAGAACCAGCGCTTCGAGCTGCACCAGCAGATCGACAAGATGGACAAGCAGGCGCTGCGCGACTGGACGAAGACCAAGTTCCAGCAGGAGCTGCCCGGCAACCTCGGCATCGAGAAGATGCGTGATCGCGTCAAGGGCTTCGTGGACCAGTTCGGAGCCCCATGACCCTGCAGGACTTGATCCGACGCTTCCGCGTCCTGTCCAACGACAAGCTGCAGCCCTATTTCTGGGCGGATGCCGATGTCGTTGACTGGCTGAACGACGCAGAGCAGCAGGCCGCCGTGCGCGGCCGGCTGCTGCGCGAGGATGCGAACCCTGCTGTGTGCCGCATCACCCTCGCGGGCGGCCAGGCCGTGTATCCGCTGCATGCGGCGGTGTTCGAGATCATCAGCCTGCACCTACAGCCTGCCAACGGCGACCGACCGCGCCCGCTCAAGCTCGTTTCGCGGGAATGGCTGGATGCCGAGATGCCTGGCTGGCGCGAACGTGCGGACCCGACGTGCTTCGTGATTCAGGACGACACCTCTTTGCGGGTGGTCGGCACCATCGAGGTTGGCGACGTAATCGTGCTCGAGTGCTATCGGACGCCGCTGGAGCCGATGGCGCTGCCGCCGGCCGGCTCGCCGCCGCCGGTGGTCCGTGGCTCCCCCGAGATCCACAAGACACACCATGAGCACCTGCTGCTGTGGGCGCTGCACAAGGCTTTCAGCATCCCCGACACCGAGGCATTCGACCCTGCGCGCTCGGACAGGGCAGAGGCCGGGTTCACCGCCTACTTCGGGCCGATGCCGGACAGCGACCTGCGCCGCATCACGCGCGAGGATGTTCCACACCACAACGTGCTGATCCTCCCATGAGCACGACCCTGGTCCACGTTGAGCTCCGCGTCGGCGAGACAGTGCGCATCGGCAACACGCTGGTGACGCTCTCGCACAAGTCGGGGCAGCGCGCGCGTCTCGCCATCTGCGCCGACGCGAGCACCTCCATCCAGCGCCCAGCCGGGCGCGCAACCACCGGCGCGCAGGAGTGCGCTTCTTCCGCTGAAGAGGCCGCAAATGGCAAACACCCTGTATGACGCTGCGCGGCAGCGCTTCCTGGAAGCCCAGCTCAACTGGGCAACCGACACCATCAAGGTTCTGTTGGTCGACACCGGCGCATACACGCCGCAGACGGCCATCCACCAGTACCTCGCGGACATCCCGATCTCGGCACGCATCGCGGGACCGGTTACGCTGACCGCGAAGACCACCACCGGCGGAGCGGCCGATGGCGCCGACGTGACGTTCACGGCCGTCTCGGGCGCGAGCATCGAGGCCATCGTGATCTACCGCGACACGGGCACCGAGGCCACGTCGCCGCTGATCGCCTACATCGACACGGCCACGGGCCTGCCGATCACCCCCAACGGCGGCGACATCATCGTCACCTGGGACAACGGCACGAACAAGATCTTCAAGGTCTGACCGTGGGGAGCGCAGGAGTGCAAGACATGCAATCGCCCGCGGCCGCGCCGCAGAAACCGCCGCCGCTCATCATCGGCGTGGAAGGCATCGCTCCGAAGCCCATCGAGCTGACGCCGGCGGCGGTGCCGGTCATCAACTGGCGCATGGTGGGCGCGCTGCCGCCATTCCAAATGTTCGTGCACGAGCTGGCGCCGTGCCCGCCCGGCTGCGACAGCCAGGAATGGGCCATCGACTACGCGCTGCGCTTCACTGGCCAGCGCGGCGACGATGTGCTCATGGGCGAGTACAGCGCCTGGCACGAGGCAAAGGGCTACTGGTCGAACGAGACGCCGCTGGGCGTGCTGAAGGACTGAGGGAGGACGGCGATGGGGCATCGAATGGCCGGCATCATCTATGGTGAGAACGTCGCTGGCCGCATTCTCGAACTGCGACAGGGACTGGACCCGTTGCTGGTATCTTCGGACCTGATCAGCTATCCCGGTAGCATCGGGAGTAGCGGTGCATTTGCCGCGCTGGCTCCGGACCTGAAGGCCGGGGTGGTGACCTTCAACAGCAGCACGTCGGGGCAGAACTTTCGGTACTACCCGGACATGAACACCATGGCGAACCCTGTAGCGCCGGCCGCCGGCTTTGCCGCTGCCACCACGGTCTGCGCCATCTCGAATGACTACTACGCGATCGGTGGCACAGGTTCGCCGTTCTTGTACGTCTTCAAGCGTAGTGATCACTCCCTGGCCTCAGTTGCCACCACCGGACTCAGTTCCATCTATGCATTGGATTTCTCGCCGGACGGTACGAAGCTGGTCGTGACGCACGGGAATTCGCCCTACATCCGCGTCTACAACACTTCGACCTGGGGGTACACGGACGCGGTGACGGTGCCAGCCGGCGGCTCGAACTATGGGGTGGCATTTACATCCGACAGCACGCGCTTCGTCGTGATGTGCAATTCGTCGCCTTACGTGTCGATCTACAACGCGACGACCATGGTGCGGAGCTATGGCTACACCGCGAACAGCAAGTACACGCCTGCGACGAACTATATTCGGCCGCTCGTGCGGCATCCGACCACGGCGAACTCGTTCTTGATGGCGATCAGTGGTTCGCCGTACATCGCTGAGTTCAACGCTGACACGCAGGTCTTGACGGACTTCACAGCTCTGACGACCGGAGGGGTCATCGGCGCGGGCTACAGCCTAATCGTTGATCCAGACCCCTCAGAGGACGCGGTGTACCTCCGACACAACGTGGGTTCAACATTTCCCTCGCGGACCTTGTCGAAGTTCAAGCTCTCGACTCGGGCCCCATATGCTTCGCAGGCGGCGATCTACAGAAACGCCATGTGGGGCAACGTCGGCGGGCTGACCCCTTTCGTCATCACCTACGACACGCCCTACAAGATCACCGGGACGGTGCGCGACATCAGCAACAACCCCGTGGCGCGCGTGGTGCGCGCGCACCGGCGAGACACCGGTGAGCTCGCCGCACAGACCACCTCGAGCGCGAGCACCGGCAACTACGACTTGCGCGTGCCGGACATCGGACCGTACGACGTGCAGTTCATGACGGCCGCCGGCGAGCTGCTGAACGACCTGTTCTACGCGCAGACGGAGCCGCAGCCGGTCTAGCGATGCCGTACACGCCCCCGACCAGCCCGCTGAACGCTTCGTGGGTCGGGGCACCGACCTACCGAGGGCCCGCGCGCGTCATCCTCGGCACCTGGGTCACGCCCACCCAGTGGATCTATCAGCCGGCCAGCGCCGAGGGCGGCGTGGGCACGCCAGCGGTCATCGGGCAGCAGCTTGTTGCCGGCGCGGGCGCTGGCGAACAGACCGCCTGGGGCACGACCTTCGCTCTGACGAAGGTTCTCTACTACCGGCCGCCGCAGTACAACATCGCGGCCTCGTGGGTCGGCAAGCCGGTCTACATCCGTACCATCGGCGCATCCCTGCCGGTCACCTGGGACCAGCAGCGCGCCTATGTCAATCCGCCGGGCTTTCTGTCCGAGGCGATGGGCACGCCCTTCGTCACGCAGCAGCAGTTCATACACCCGCAGGGCTTCACGCCGCTGGCCTTCGGCGACACGTACGCGATCTTTCCCTATCAGTACGCGCCCCCACGCTGGACGATCAGTGCGAGCTGGGTGGGCAAGCCGGCGTACACGCCCGCGGTGGGCGTGCGCGACGGGCTCTGGACGCTGCCGTCCGAGGACAAGTACATCCCGCTCACGGGCTGGGACTCGTGCAGCTTCGGCGCCGCCACGATCCAGAACTACCTGACCTACGCGGCGCCCGGCGGCTTCGACAGCCTCGCCATGGGGGCGCCCCAGGTGCGCAACTCGGCGGGCGCGCTGCGGCCCACGGGTGTTCCCAGTCAGCTAGCGTTCGGTGCGGCGCTTGTGGCTTACGGCCGGCGGGCTCTCGCGCCAGCTGGGTTGGACCAGTCTGCCTTCGGCGCCGCCGCGGTGGTGCTGAAGAACCGACGCCTCTTTCCTGGCGGGTTCGACGCCATGGCTGGTGGCAACCCCACCATCATCAACCGCAACCGCTACATCGCCGCCGGAAACATCGTGCCGCCGGTGCTGGGCACGAGCTCGACGGTGTGGCTCTACACGCGCTACCTGCTGCCTACCGGGCTGGTGGCCACGGGCTTCGCCGGCACGAACCGCGTCAGCCACGACCGGCAGTACGCGCAGCTCAACGCGGGTATCCCGACGCCCGGCTTCGGCACGCCGTGGATCAGCCAAGGCACTCGGTTGCTGGCGCCGGCCGGCGCGTTCCTCGATGCGGTCGGGCGCCCGAACGTGGGCGGCACGCGCTACATCACGCCCACCGGCTGGGACTCGGCTGCCTACGGCACGCGGATCATCCCCGAGTCGCAGACCGTCGCACCGCAGGGCTTCCGGGAGGTGTGGGGGAGCACGAGCGTCAAGAACCAGCTGACGTTCGTGCGGCCGCCAGGGTTCGAGACGAACGTGCAGGAACAGTACCGCTGGGGCAGGGCGCAGGTCTTCAACCTCCGGCAGTTCGTGGTGCAGAACTACGACCCCACCGACGGGCTCAACCCGCCGGCCTGGCCGCAGTGGACGGCCATCGAGAACCGCAACCGCGTGGTGGGGGCCATTGGCATCGCTCCGCCGCGCGTGGGCGAGCCGCTGGTGTTCAACAACGCCCGCGTGATCGCACCGGCAGGCATGACGCCGCCGGGCTACCCGGGCACCACGCCGGCGGGCCTGGTGGCCTACGGCGTGCGCCTGCTGCCGCTCGAGGGGATCGAGCCGCCGCCGCTGCTCAACTGGAACGCCGTCTACAACGCGGCGCGCGTGGTGGCCCCGGCGGGCGCTGACGCGCAGCTCTTCGGCGTGGCCACGGTGGAGAACACGCGGCGCTACTACCCGCGAATTGGGAACATCGACTCGGCGGCCTATGGCACAGCCTTCATCGACTTCGCGACTCGGACGCTGGACATCGAGTCCCGCTACGCGATCCAGCCGCCCGACGTGCCGCTTCCCGAGGTCAAGCTGTACACGCGCTACGTCGATCCGAGAGGCGACGACATGTCGCGCATCGGGTTGGCCGCGCTCTCGATCCACTTCAACCTCCTCCTGCCCAGGTGGACGCATCGGGACTTCTTCGGCGAGCCGCGCGTGCACAACGTCACCCCCGAGGTGCGCGGGTATGGCTGGAACGCCGAGGAGTTCGGCAATGCCTTCGTCCGGCAGCAGTACCGGCCCGTGGCACCCGACGGCGCGGCCACACAGCTCTTCGGCCAGCCCAAGATCGCTGACCGAAGGCAGACTATCGCGGTGCCGGGCAACAACTTCATGCGCGTGGGCGACAAGCTGGTGGTCACGCGGGCGGGCGCGCCACCATATGCCACGCAGTGGATCATTCAGGACCAGGAAGTGGCGTCCGAGAGTGAGGTCGGCAAGCCTGGGCTGAATCAGTACGTCCTCTACGTGCCGGGCATCGCTGCGCCGCCTCTGGGCGATGCAACGGTGCGCAGCAATGGCGTCATGGTCGACGCAGGCATCAAGATCGATGGCTACGGCGAGCCGATGGTGGCCCTCAAGAGGCGCTTTCTGACGGTGGCCGAGTGGCCGGACGTACAGGTGTTCGAGCCTTCGCCGGCGCGCATCACGCCGCACACCATCTACGCGGTGGTCGAGGCACCGGCGCAGGCCATCCGCAATCACCCAGTCGGCAACCTGCACTACGTGGGCCAGACGCTTGAATACGGGCCTGGCGCCCGGTTCGGGCAGCACTCGGTGCGCACCTATCGCGGCATCCTTTTCCCCACCACGGTAGGCAACACCGGGATGCTCGGCGTGCCCTCGGTACAGCTGCACCGCCGCTACCTGGAGCCGGCCGGCATTCAGGCCTACCGCATGGGCTGGGTGGTGTTGGGCGACGGCACGCAGTTCGTGAAGCAGTTCGGCGGGGCCGACATGCAGCTTTTCGGGCAGCCAGCGGTGGCGCGCGGCCCGTACCTCGGCCCGCAGACCGTACGGCCGGTGGGCATTGCGCCGCCAGATTTCGGCGTGGCGTGGGCATCGCTGCTGCACCGGACGTTCCAGCTCACGGGCTTCAACGCCCTGGCGATGGGCGGGTCGCGCGGCGAGCCGCCGTACCAGTGGCAGTCGCTGCACGTCGGGCCTCCCATGCCGACCTTGCCGCCCGGCATAGATGCGGTCGCATTCGGCACCGCGTGGATCTCGCTGCGCATCCGGGGCCTGGAGCCTCAAGGCTTCGAGGCGTTTGCGAGCGAGTACGACCCCGAGAACTTCGCGGCGCGCATGCACGTGCGCAATGTCTACGTTCCGCCCGGCCCGGCCGCGCGCACGGTGGCGCCTGTGGGGATCGACGCGACGCAGGCCGGGGTGCCCAATGTCAAGCTGGCCGTGCACTTCATCCGGCCCGACGGCAATGCCGATCAGTACCGAAAAGGAGCCTTCTAATGTCCGACACCTCCCTCATGCCACTCGCGGGCATCAACAACGTCTCGGAGGATGCGGCCATGCAGCGGGGCGGCGATGCCGCGCAGCTGTACGTGCGTGATGCCGTGAACGTGGACATCACTCCGGCCGGCAAGGCATCGGTGCGCATGGGCGAGCGCCTGGTGAGCTCGGCGCGGTTTCGCGATGTGTGGCAGAGCCCGCTGCATCACGACACCTTCGGCACCCTCGCGGGGAAGTGGGTCAAGATCAAGCCGACGGACTGGTCGCACGAGGAGCTCGCTACCGTGGGTGAGGGGGCAGAGCACGTGGTGCTGAATAACCTCGTCTGCGTGGCCGGGCCTGCTGGGCTATTCACGTTCGACGGCAGCGCGGCGCAGCGTCTGACGTTGGACACGCCGCCCGCGCCACTGCTGACGGCCGGCGCGGGCTCGCTGGAGCCTGGCACCTACGGGGCGGCCGTTGCGTGGCTTCGCGGCGCGCAGGAATCTGCCCCTTCCGAGCTCTCCACCATCGAGGTGAGCTCGAGCGGAGCGCTTGGGGTGGCCCTGCCCATCTGGCTCGACCCGACCCTCACCGGCGTGCGGCTGTACCTGACAAGGCGCGATGGCGGCGAGCTGCTGCGCGCCGGGGACTGGCCGGCTGGTACCGCGTCCATCCACCTGCCGCTGCTGCCCCAGCTTGGCGCCGCAGCCCAGTTCCGGCACCTGTCGCCCATGCCCACTGGGCGGTTTCTCTCGTACTGGCGCGGCCGGCTGCTAACCGCCCGCGGCAATGTGCTGCGTTGGTCCGAGGCGCTGGCCTATCACCTTCACGACGAGCGGCACGGCTTCGTGCAGATGCCGCAGCGCATCACCTTCGTGCAGCCCGTCGACGGCGGCGTATGGGTCGGGCAGGTCGATCACGTCGTCTTCCTGCGCGGCAGCGCCCCTGCCGAGTTTTCGGTGGAGCGCAAGGGCGGCCGCGCGCCGGTGCCTGGCAGCGCCGTCCTTGCGTCGCCCGACGCCTTGGGCGGCGATCTCACCGCAGGCGGCAGCGATGCGGCGGTCTGGCTGGCGGAGAACGGCTACGTCGCCGGCACCGCCTCGGGAGCGCTTGTGGAGCTTCATGCGGGCGTGCTGAAGGGCATCACGGGGCGCGCCGGCACCTCTGTAGTGTTTGGCCGACGCCTGCTGACCGCTGTAGTCTGAGGGCTTCCACCCCCGGGGAATCCGGGAATCATCGCTGCGCAGGAGTGCGGCATAGGACTACTGGAGCTTCCTATGACGACGCTGCGCAAAGAGCTGGCTGCGGACCTGAACCGCGAAACCTATGATGTCACCGAGCAGGGCATTTACTTCCCCCGGCAGGGCGTGCTCGCACAAGGCGAGTACTTCGACCGCATCAACGGCGGCGAGTGGAGCCGTACCAAGAACAAGATCGTCATCGAAGGGCTGGCTCACATCCTGAACGTGGCGCTGGGCAGCACGGCCAAGCCGGCGGGCTACTTCCTGGCCCTGTTCAGCGGCGCGGCGGCGCCGGCCGACAACTGGACGGCCGCCAACTTCGCGGCCTCGGCATCTGAAATCGTCAGCCTCACCGAGGGCTACACCAGCCCCACCCGGCCGGCCTGGACCTCGGCAAACACGAGTACCGGCTCCATCGACAACATGGCGGCTGTCGCCACGGTCACCATCGCCACCGCCGGCCAGCTCAACGTGACCGGCGCGGCCATGCTCACGAACAACACGCGCGGCGGCACCACCGGTGCGCTGGTGTCGGCGACGAAGTACGCTGCCGCGCGCGTGTTCCAGAACGGTGACACCTACGACATCGGCTACCGCCTGAGCCTGACCGTCTGATCCATGCACGCACCGCGCCCCTATGGGCGCTTTGCCGAGCAGGCGGAGCTGTCCCCGGAAGATGCCGCCGCCGTTGAGCGGCTGGCCAGGACCGCGACCAACTTCAAGCAGCTGTCCGCCCTGGACAGCTTGAAGCGCGTCGCGGAGCTGCCCAGCGGCCGGCAGGCTGTGGCAATCGACATGGGGGGAATCTTCCGCATCCTGGTGCTCGAGCGGCACGAGAACCCCGAGCACGAGATCACCGGCCTGGCCGAGACGAACCTGCCCATGCTGTTCTCTGGCGTCATCACGCGCGCCCAGGTGCTGGAAGGCGAGGGCGTTGGCATCAAGCTGACCGAACAGACCCGCCGCCGGCTGACGGGCTACCGAGAGGACGCGGACCTGCCGCCCAAGGACGTGGCGCTGCAGCGGTTCCGCATCGACTACCACGACCGGTTTTCCTACTTCCGTCCCCAGTACAGCGGCATCTACACCTTCACGCAGTACGTGAAGCAGCGTCCGACCTGGTACAGCGGCGCCATGGCCGAGGTGGCGCAGGTGGTCGGTGGCTACGGCCGGCAGGTGCTGGCAGACCTGCCGGACGATCCTGTTGAGCGGGCCCGCATGCGAGTGCCAGAACGCTTCATGCGTGAGATCCGGCGCGAGGTTGCAGGCCTGCGGCTGCCCGGTTACACGGGCTTCCCAGATCGCGAGGGGCAGTTCCAGTACCGCTACCAGCATGGCGAGGGCAATGCGGTGTCGTTCGGCACCGACGGCAAGCCTTGGCTGCTGCGCATCAACGCCCGGGGCGTCTTCGCGATGCCCCTTCCGCTGGTGCCAGCCACGACTGCTGCCGCATTCCGGGCCTACGTCGAGGAGGTTGGCGATGGCGAGCTGCTGAAGGTGCTGGATCGCTTCGGAGGGCTCCCCTCGGGCGAGACTTTCCCCGAAAACGAGCAGGACTTCGAGGCGTGGCGGCGCGCTGGGGTGTTCATCAAGGTCTGTGACTGCGCAGACTTCTACGCGCGACAGGCGTTCTATGCGGCTGGCGGCTGGTCCTTGAACAGCCGCGGCAGCGAGGGCTTCAATACCTGCTGGGACCGTGATGAGGCCGGCTTGCTGCACGCCCACGCCTACAAGATGAAGCTGCGACTGGGCGCGACAGCCAACGGCGGGCGGCTGAAGGCCTCGTGGCAGTTCGACGGCGAGGACGAGGCGGCGCGTGCACATGTCTACCTGGATCGGGTCTTCGAGAAGTTGCGCGACGGCTCGCACCGCTCGCGCGCAGCGGCCTACAAGATTCGCCGCGCCACGGCCGCGCAGATCCTCGCGCGCGCATCGGCATCGAACGGGCCCGACAACGACTATTGGGACGCGCTCGAACTCGAACCCATCGCAGTGCATCAGGGGAACGTGGCCCGCGTGGGCACTGGTCCCATGTACTGGCCGGGCAAGAACCCGAAGTCGATGGGGCGGTTGAAGTTTCCCGAGCTGCGTGGTCTGGGCTGCGAGTCGTTCGTGATGGTGTCCGAAGACTACGCCGGGCCGGCCGTGCGGTGCGACACCATCGTCTTTGGCTGCTACGTCGATGACGAGCTGCAGGTGGTCAAGTACTTCTACGACGAGCGCAAGCTTCAGGAGAAGGAACAGAGCACCTTCGAGAAATACATGATCGTTGGCCAGTGGGAGAAGACGGTCACCACCGGGCTTTCTGGTCTGATGGGCTACTTCTACACCTCGTCGTTCGATGACCGCCAGGTGGCGCCGCCGGTCAGCACCACCACGCACGTCACCGGTGTCGATATGGGCTACGGCCAGCCCGCATTCGCAACGCCGCCGATCCTGTATTGCGTAGGCTCGCTGTCCCGCGCCCGCTACTACTACCACCGCACCAAGGTGAAGAGCACCTCAGGCTTCGGCATCGACGTGGCCGCCTGCGTGCCCGTCTTCGAGCGCGACTGCATCCTGTACCCCTATATGGACAGCACCTCGGGCCGGTCGGAGTCGGAGAAGACCGAGCAGTTCGCGATGGCGGACCCCACCTCCTATCAGCTTTGGTGCTACGACAACCTGTTCCACTGGATGGGGCAGACCGACAACCACAACAAGGGCGACCCGCCGTCGAAAGACGGCGTGCCGGTCTACATCGACACGCTGGTCTACTCGCCCACCGAGGTGAGCGACTACGCCGACAGCGGCAACTGGTACAACCTGCCGCCCGGCGGCTTCCTTGACATCACGGCCATCTGCGGGCCGTACACCTCGCGCTCGTCTGGCACCCAGCACGCGAACGGCGTGGTCATCGGCGGCGAGGCCCCGGGCTTCGAGCCGTTCTCCAGCGAGAAGCTGTTCCCGGCCGAGCAGTCGGGGCGGCTCAGCGTGTCGATGAAGGGCGCCGGCTCTGTCGTCGCCCACAAGGACATTCCGCATTCCTGGTACTTCGGCTTCTCGCCGGAAGAGCAGACCTACTTCTATCGCGACGCGGTGCACGTCGCCATTGGCGACAGCAGCTACGCCAGCATCTACGAACAGGACCAGAACGGGCTGCGCCGCCGCTGGGGGCACACAGCCCTGGCCGACAACCGCAGCGCGCACCACTTCATCGGAGTCATCAATGAGTAGCTACCGCGACGACGTTCAGGAAACCGCTGTTGCCAGCAGCTCCATATGGCTCGGGCTGACCAGCGTGACCGAGGAAATCGCGCGCGCGTCGAGCGTGCTGTTGTTCGGGCTCATGGTGCTGCACGCCGACGCGGCCGTGGCCAGCGATGCCGTGTTCGACCGGCCTGGCGGCATCGTGGTCGAGCGGGCGACTCTGAGCGATCAAGTCATCGATGCGCGGGCCAGCCGCGAGGTGATCGTGGAGCACGCAGTTGCCGCTGACATGGCGATGGGGCGCCTGCGTGTCCTGCATACCGACAGCGCGCAGATCAGTGACCAGGTGGCCGACCGCACGCGCTCGCTGCTGGTCGAGTCGGCCGCGGCGAGCGATCAGGTGCTGGCGCTGCGCCGAGTCAGGAGCGTGGTGCAGGAGCAAGCCCAGATCTCCGATTCAGCGCCCAGTTTCGCCGCCTCCCTGGTGGTGGAGCTGGCGCACGCCGAGGACTTCACGGGCGGAACGCTGCACGCGGCGGCCCTGACCATCGAAACGGGCGTGGCGGTCGATGAGGTGATCGACGCGCGCCAGGCCGCGGCACCGGTGATCGAGGTGGCGAGAGTCGCTGATGAGGTGCTCGGCCGGCTGCACGCCGCGGACCTGGTGCTCGACGGCGCAATAGCCGAAGACCAGATGGTCGGCGAACCCGTGCAGGGGCAGGCTTGGACCACGAACACCGAGTCGTGGGCCATGTCCCGCCACGATCCGGTGCCTTTCACCGCTCTGGTGGTCATCGACGGTGCGCTCTACGGCCTGGCCGCAGAGGGGGTGTACGCGCTGGACATGCCGACCACGCAGGCGGCTGCCATCCGCACGGCGCCAGTGGACATTGGAAAGGGAGTGCTGGTCCACCCCCTGCAGGCCTTCCTGGAATACGAGCTGGACGGCACGGCCACCATGGACGTGACCACCACGCAGGACGGCGCTGCCGAGACCTACAGCTACCCCCTGGAGCCAGAGCCTGCCGCCGCGCTCACGAACGGGCGATTCATCTTCGGCCGCGGGCTGCGGGGCAGGCACTTCAGCTTCACGCTTCGCCTGGATGCGAAGCGTGGCGAGATCAACGACTTGAGCGTCAACGCGGCGCCGACGAAAAGGAAAGTGTGATGGGCATTCAACCAGACAGCATCCTCGGTGTGGCGGTGGAAACCGTCACGGACAAGATGGCACACCTGGAGGTGCTGGCCGATCGCTACAACGCGCTGCTGAGCAGTGCGCTCGCGCAGATTGGCGCGGTGCAGGTGGCCGACGTGCCGGTGCCCACGCGGCCGGTTGCGCCGGTGGCGAATCCGCCCGCGATCAACCTGGGCGACGCGCCAGGCTACTCGCCGCCCAACCTGGCCATGCCCTCGTCTCCTGTGGACATCGACATCGATGCACTGCTGACCGGCCTGGACCTGGGCGACCTCGGCGACCTGCCGGACCCACCGACCGCGATCCCGATCAACATCCCCGACGCGCCGGGCATGGCGGACATTCCCGCGCCGCAACGCCCGCAGATCGACACCACGGTGGACTTGCCGTCGGCGCCGAGCATCGTCATGCCGGAAATGGAGGCGCTCGAGCAAATCAACCTGCCGGTGTTCGAGTTCCCGCAATTGCCGACCTTCGACGCCACGCCGCCCAATGCAGACGGCATCACCGTGCCGAACGTCTTCATCAACTGGGCCGAGCCGGTCTACGAGTCCGAGGTGCTGGACGAGCTGCAGGCCAAGGTGAAGGGGATGATGGCCGGCGGAACCGGACTGCCGCCTGCCATCGAGGATGCCCTGTTCGCCCGCGCCCGCGAGCGGGACAGCGCGGAAACCGAGCGCGCGGTGCAGGAGGCCGTGGACACGTGGGCGGCGCGCGGCTTCTCCATGCCGCCCGGCATGCTGGCGAAGCAGACAGCAGTTGTTCGCGAGCAGGGGCGCCTGAAGGCGGCCGAGCTGAATCGTGACATCCTGATCCAGGCGGCGCAGTGGGAGATCGAGAACATCCGCTTTGCCGTGCAGCAGGGCATGGCGCTGGAGCAGTTGACCACCAACCTCTACGAGAACATGGCGAAGCGCCTCTTCGAGGTGGCGCGCTTCCAGGCGGAGAGCCAGATCAATGTGTTCAATGCGCGCATCGCGCTGTTCAACTCGCAGAACGCGGCTTTCGAGACGCTGGCGCAGGTGTATCGGACCAGGCTGGATGCGGCGCTGTCGAAGCTGACCGCCTACAAGACGGCCGTGGAGGGGCAGGTTGCGCTCGGCCAGATCAACCAGCAGCGCGTCGAGGTGTTCAAGGCCAAGATCGAGGCGGTGCAGTCGAACGTCGAGGTCTACAAGGCCCTCATGCAGGGCGCGTCCGTGCGCGCCGACACGATCAAGGCTCAGTTCGACGCCTATCGAGCCGACGTGCAGGCCTTCGCCGAGCAGGTGGGCGCGGAGAAGGCGAAGTTCGATGCCTACGAGGCCCGCGTGAAGGGCGAGGCCGCGAAGGCGGGCGTGCTGGAATCGCAGTCGCGCGCCTATGCGGCCACGGTACAGGCAGTCACCAACAAGGCCGAGATCAAGGTCAAGGGCGCGCAGATCAAGATGGAGGCCGCGCGCACGAAGGTCTCGAAGTTCCTGGCCGACGTAGACGGGTTCAAGGCGCGCATCGATGCCAGCATGCGCGAGGTGCTCTACAGCACGCAGGTCTACCAGGCGCAGGTCGAGGGCTGGCGCGCGAAGACCAATGCGGTGGTGGCCGACGCCGAAATGCAGTCGCGCTTTGCCGACATGAACAGCCGGACGAACATCGCGTACGCGCAGATGCAGATCAGCGAGTACACCGCTCGGATGCAGAACGCGGTGCAGCAGGCCCAGATCGCGCTGGAGGCCGCGAAGGCGCTGGGGCAGTACACCGCGCAGCTTGCGGCTGGTGCGATGTCGGCGATGCACGTCTCGGCTGGCATTAGCGGTTCGGGCAGCGCCAGTTCGTCGGACAGCCGTAGCGAGAGCAAGTCCACCACATACAACTATCAATACTGAAAATAAAAAAAGCCCCGCCGCAGCGGAGCTTTTTCGGGGGGTGGAACGCTTAGGAAGCGTCGGCGCAAGCAGCCGCGCGATACTTCGCATCAACAGTGGCGGTGCACTTCCAAGTGCCTTCGAGGCTCCTCGTCCAAGTCAACGTGTTCGTGCCGGCAGTCTTAAGCGCAGCGGCAGCACCATTGCCGAACGTTGCAACGATCGTCACGGGTGCGGTGGTCGAAAGCGTAACTTGCGGATAGCCCGTACCGGTCGCCGCAGCTACACCGCTACCTTGCTTCGGGCCATCTTGAATCGACGACGCCGTGGCTTGCAGATTGCATTCGTCAGCAGCTTGCGCGGTGCCCGTCGGGATATTGGAGGAAACCGAACCCGTGCGGCCTTCCAGCATGCAGGTTTCGACAGCCGTCTTGAGGTTGCCAGCTTCGCCCATAACGCGCGTGACTTGCGACTTGGCGATATAGGTTTGGTATTGGGGGATTGCGATTGCAGCCAAGATACCGATGATCGCCACAACGATCATCAGTTCGATAAGGGTGAAGCCAGCTTGTGCGCGGCGAGCGATGGTGCGACGGTTCATTTGAATCCTCGGGGTTAGTTGAGTCACCGAGGGCCTTTCCCCCGGAGCGCATGTCTAACTGCAGGAGGTGTGCCATCCGCCTGTGCAGCCGCGGATGGCGAAAAAGAGTGAAAAAGTTCGCGTTTTTGGCCACCCGGACGCGCGCTTTTCGGCGTTTGAACCGCGTTTGTGCGACAAATTGTGTTTCTGGGTAACAAAAATGTCAGACGTCTGGCCACTTAGGTCATGATCCGTTCGCCCAGGGTAGCGATCAGATAGGCGCGCATAGCCGCCTCAAGATGATTCCGCCCCCAAGCGGCGGTTGGATGAGCCGCCGGACGCGCGATGACACCCTTCTCCATGCGGAGAACCCCGTCAAAGGGGATGCCTGATGGCGTCGGGGTGAAATGCATGTCGTACTCGCTCAGGATCGGCCCAGCGTGGCTCCAGTTGCTGCAGTAGGCCAGAACTGGGCGAGGGTTCTGCCCGGGAACCACGATCACCGGCTCACCATCCAGCATTTCTGGAGAGTCGCCTTGGGCTGTGGCGACCCAGAAGTCCAGCTCCCGGCCTGACAGATCGGACATCTTGGGCAACGCGCCAAGGTCCCGGTCGGGGAGCAGTTCGCCCACGAGCTGATCGATGCTTACGCCGAAATAGCGCGCCAAGGTCAGCAGATCATCGATGCCAGGCTCCCCCTCGCCTTGCTCCCAACGGATGATGGTTCGGTGAGTAACTCCTATCGCCTCTGCCAACCGCTTCTGGGTCAGTTCGCGATCGTTTCTCAGTTTTTTGATGTTGGGGACGCGCGTCACAGGCATTTGGCGAGGATACCTCTGTGGGGTTGGACGCCGAGCGGCTCGCTTCGAAGAATCGAACCCATGACTTCCCAGACGCAGCCCATGCTTGGCTTTCAACCCCAAACGAAGCGCGCCCCGGCGCAACACCTTGCCGAGGGAGGCCTCGTGCGCGGCTTGGTGCGCAAAGTGATGGGCATTCCCGAGCCCGCTGACACGGGCGCCGCTCCGCCGGACGCCGCACCCACTGCGCCGCCTCCCGCTCCAGCACCGGCACCCGAAAAGGCAATCACCCAGTACGCGGGTATGGGGGCGACCGAGCGCCGCATGAAGGCCATGGGCCTGAAAGACGGCGGGCCGGTGCGTGGGCCTGGCACTGGCACCTCGGACAGCATCGAAACTGAGGTGCGGCCGGGCAGCTACATCATGCCGGCGGACTCTACCGAGCAGCTCGGCGAAGACGGCGTGGCTGCGCTAGGTTTCAGCCCGGAGAAGGTGCCGGTGAATCTGAGCAACGGCGAATATCAGTTGCCGCCCGAGCAGGTGCATGCGGTGGGCGTACAGGCGCTCGACGCAATCAAGGGGGCAACCCATGCGCCGGCCGTGGAGGCGCGTGGCTTCGCGCCCGAAACAGTCGAGCCGCCGATCTTCTTCGCCGATGGTGGGCTGGTCGACGACGAGGCACGCAAGCCGCGCCCGACGACGCCTGCGGCGGCGCTGGACGTTAGCCCCAGCATCCCGGCCCCCCTGCCAATGCTCTCGGCCTCGCTGCCGCCAAGCCCGCAGGCCCTGCAGATGGCTGCGAACGAGAGGGCCGCTGCCACGCCTGCGCCAGCGCCCGCACCACAGACGAGCCCGCTGGCCCAGACGCAAGGGGCTGCATTCGGCGTATTCCGACGCGAGCAGACGGCGGGAACGCGCGGCGGCATGATGCAGCCGTACGTTGCGACCGGACCTGCATCGTTCGAGCCGGCGAAGGTGCAGGAGGGCACAGGCCGGCTCGATGCGTTCAGCGACCCGCGCTCGATGCTGTTCAAGGGCGATGCCAATGCTGCACCGGCGCCGACCAGCCGAGGATTCGCCGGTGTGGGCGAGGGGTGGGGAAGTGGCGCAAAGCCGGCGGCAACGGCCGCCGCTCCTGTGGCGACGCCTGCTGTTCGCCCAGCGGCTGCGCCGGTCGTCGCGCCGACTGTGGCTCCTGTCTCGAACGAAGCGTCCGTGAGCTCGGCGGCACCGGCCGCGAGCCAGGTCATGCCGGGCGTGTTCCGACAGGGCAACAGCTACGGCGACTCGCCGGCTGCCGCCGCGGCAGGATTTGCGCCGCGCTCCGCCCCAAGCGCACAGAACATGGCGGCAGCCGATGCGCTCGAGGCACGCGGCATCGCCGAGCGCGCTGGCGAGAGAGCCGTCGCCGCTGCAGTGCCGGCCGTCGGATTCGCGCCCGGGAATGGCTTGACGGTGATCGGAGACGAGACTCACGCGGATCGCGTGCGCCGAAGCGCCTTCGGCGCGGCGAGCACTCCGTACAGGGGATCGCCGAACGGTCAGCTCACCGCCAACCAGGTCCGCGTGCTGGCCGGCATGGACGAGGCCAACGGGCGGAATGCACTGGCCCGCGAAACCACCACCGCAAACAACGCCGCTTCCCTGGAGCGTGAAGCCATCCAGCAGGCTGGCGCATCCGGCCGGACAGCGGTGCAGGAGGCGGGCGCCAATGCTCGCGCGGGCGCGACCAACGACGTACAGCGCGGCGAGCTTGCCCTGCGGCAGGAGGCGCAAGGGTTCCAAACCCGTGGCGCGCTGCGCGTGGAGAAGCTGTACGAGCAGTACGAGAAGGCGAAGCCGGAAGACCGTGCGGCCATCGCAGAGCAGATCCGCACGATGACGGGCAAGGAGCACCCGAGCCGCTTCACCGTGGTGCCGGGCGGGCAGGAGATCGATCCGACGACCCAGCAGTCCGTTACCAGGCCGGCGCGCGTCTTCAACAACCAGACCGGCCAGTTCGTAGAGCAGGGCCAGGCGCAGCGCCCCGGCCTGCCGCCTGGAATGACGCGCCAAGTTGGCACGTCGGGCGGCAAGCCTGTCTACGAGGATGCCCAGGGGAAGAGATTCGTCGGTAGCTGAAACGAGCGCTTTGCCGCTTGAATTTCGCAACGGCAGAACGAAATAGTCTCCGTAGACGCATCGAAGTTACAACTTTCAGCTCGCCGAATCCGTACGACGAACGCTCGAAGTTGAATCGGTTGAAAAGCGTAGCGTTACACGCTACAATTAACGCATGATAAGAACGTGGCGCCACAAGGGGCTCGAAGAGTTCTACCTTACGGGCAGCAAGAAGGGCATTCAGCCCCACCATGCCAAAAAACTCGGCCGTCTTTTGGCTGTGTTGAATGCAGCAGCGAATCCAGAGGCCATGAACCTACCAGGGTTTGGGTGGCATCCACTGAGCGACGACCTTGAGGGGCATTGGGCAGTATCAGTCAATGGAAACTGGCGCTTGACCTACAGCTTTGAGGGTGGAGACGCAATCCTGGTCGATTACCAGGACTACCACTGAAAGGAATTGAGATGGCTCTCATGTTTAACCCCCCGCATCCTGGTTCGATTCTTCGAGAGGATGTTCTACCGGCGCTTGGGCTGAGCGTGACCGATGCGGCGCTCCAGCTGAAGATTTCGCGTCCGGCTCTGTCGCGTGTGCTGAATGAGCACGCGGCGATCAGTGCTGAGATGGCACTCCGTCTGGCCGCGTGGCTTGGCGGTGACGCTGGGACTTGGGTGCGTATGCAGGCGGACTACGATTTGTGGGAAGCCAAGAAGGCACACAAGGTCAAGATCAAGAAGGTCGAAGTAGCGGCTGCGGAAGACGAGCACTTTGCACTTGCTGCTTGAGCCCACTTCTCTGTGACTGATAAACGGCCCCTCTGGGGCCGTTTTCATTGGTGCAGTAGGTAGCCCCCCGTAGGGTTCGACGCCGCACAGGCTGGTCGGAAGACTGGCGCAATGGCTGGCGAAACCCTTAAGCCCTTCGACGGGCAACTCGATACCCCACCCCACAACCTGACCCCGTTTTCGGGTGAGCTCGATGCGCCCGATGCGAAGCGCACCGTGCTCGGCACCGCAAAGGATGTCGGGGTCACGGCGCTTAAGGGCGCGGTCGGCTTGCCGCAGAGCGTCGTCGGCTTGGCCGGCATTGTGACCGGCGGTCGGGCCGGCAAAGCCCTGGAGCAAGCCGGTGTTGGCTTCGAGGAGACGCAGAAGTTCCTCGACGACCAGTACTCCGATGCCCAGAAGGCCGCCAACCGCAAGGTGCAGGCGGCCGACGGCTTCGTCGACACGGCCAAGACCATGCTGGAGAACCCCAGCACCATCGCGACCAGCGTGGGCGAGTCGATTCCGCAAATGCTCGGTGGCGCAGGCGTCGCGCGCGGGTTGCTGAAGCTGGCGCCCAAGGTGGCACCCGCCATAGCTGGTGCCATCGGCGAAGGCGTGCTGGGTGCCGGCTCGCAGGCCGAGCAGATCCGCCAAGAGACGCAAGACGGGTTGCTCACCCCGAAGCAGGCGGCCCTGTCCGCTGCCACCGGCGCCGCTACTGCCGGCTTCGGAGCGCTCGGCGGCCGCCTCGCGCAGCGCCTCGGCATCGGCGATGCCGACACGATGCTGGCGCAGGGCGCAATCCATGGCGCCGGGCCCGCCTCGCAGCGCTCACTCGCACGCCAGGTCGGCGCCGGCATGCTCTCCGAGGGCGTGCTTGAAGAGCTGCCGCAGTCGATGTCCGAGCAGGCGCTGCAGAACCTCGCGCTGGACAAGCCCGTCGGAGAGGGTGTCGGCAAGGCCGCCGCCGCGGGCTTGCTCGCGGGCGGCGCCATGGGCGGCGGCGCGGCGCTGCTGCACGGTGCCACCGGCCAGCATGCTCCGAACCCGGCTGAGCCCGGTGGCGCAGAGCGAGTGCCAGGCGAACAGCTCTCGCTGCTGCCGGCGACCGAGGCCCCGTCTACTGCTGTGGCGAGCGAACTGCCCGCCGTTGCGGGCGGCCTGGCCAGCGTGCAGCGCACGTTCGATCCGCGCGACCCGGCCAGCCGGCCTCCGCTCGATGTGATGCCCACGGCTCCTACCGATGGCGTGGACTTCGAGGCGCCGGCACCAGGCGCGCGCGAGTTCAGCACGGGCAACCTCGCGCTCGCTGATGAAGCGAAGTCCGTGCGTCCCTCCGAAGCGATGGGGCTGGACCCCGCTGCAGGTCCGCTGTCCACCGCCGCCGCGCTGGCGGTGGATGGTGGCGCACACGACGTGATGAACGCGGCGGCCCAGCTCGCCGCTCAAGCGGAGGCTGCCGATGGCAAGGGCACGAAGCAGGCTGCTGCTTCGCCGGCACCCGCCGCTGCGCCTGTGGCGAAGGTCAATGCCGAAACCGGAGAGATCTCCGAGCAGCCGCAGGACCGGGAGGCCGAACTGCGCGCACGGTTGGAGTTCGTGCGCCAACAGGCCGCGTCGAACGGCTGGGATCAGCGCCTGATCGCCGAGCGCGACAGCGCCCGAGCCGAACTTGCTGCCTTCGCGCCCGCGGCACCGACCGCCCCCAACAGCGTGCAGGAGGGCATCGCGCAAGCACGCGACCGCCGCGCCCCGCCCGAATCCGCACCGCAACCCAAAGGAGAAACCCTTGGCACTCAAGCCGATCAAGCCCAGCAAGCAGTCGCGCAACAAGCGTCGGCAGGAGCAGAAGCGACTGCAGCAGCGCCAGTCGCAACCGCAGCAGCGCTGACACCCACGCCGGCAGCACCGGCAGTCCCGAACGCGAAGCGCGAGAAGGCGATTCGCCGGGTGGAAGAGGGGCGCGCATGGTTCCTGTCCCGCGACAAGGCGCAATCCTTCGTGGACACGTCAGGAATCGCGGACACGCACGAGGTGGTGGCGGACAACCGGCGCTTCATTGTGCAGGCCAAGGACGCCCAGCCGGCACAAGCTGCGCAGCCGCAAGCCGCTGCGCCGGCCGATCAACTGGCGGACCTGCGCCGCCGGCGCGCCGAGGCTGTGCCTGGCACGCCTCTGCGGCGCGATATCGACAACGACATCGCGCAGATCGAGCGCGAGCAGGGCAGCGCCGCCCGTCGGCCGGAAGCGGCAGCGCCGGTCGACGCCGCGGCGAACGAAGCCGCGACCAGCCCGCAAAACGACCTGCCCGAGCCCAGCCAGGCCCAGAAGGAGGCCGGCAACTACAAGATGGGCCACTTGTCTGGCGACGAGGTGCAGGGCCTGCGCATCAGCGTGGAGAACCCGCAGGGCAGCACGCGCCGCGGCACGTCGCCGAACGGCACCGAATGGAGCAACACGATGGCCGCGCACTACGGCTATGTGAAGGGCTCCGAGGCTGCTGACGGCGACCACGTGGACGTGTTCGTCGGCCCGGACGCGGCGTCTGCGCCGACGGTCTATGTGGTGGACCAGATCAACGCGGACGGTACCTACGACGAGGCGAAGGCCCTCTTCGGCTTCAACAGCGAAGCGGAGGCCGTGGCCGCATACAAGGGCAGCTACGACGCGGACTGGAAGGTCGGGCCGGTCACCGCCATGTCTGTGGACGACTTCAAGGCTGGCTTGGCCTCGGGGCGGTTCAAGAAACCGCTGTCGCCGACCCTGACCCGCGGCGCCGCAGCCGCACCGCGTGCGACCACCATGGAGACGGCGCGCACCGCAGTGGCGTCGTACTTCGATTGGTACCTCGGCCGCAATCCACGGGCATCCCGTCCGATGGGCGGCATCTACCAGGGCAACACCTTCACGCTGGATGCGGGCGGGGCACCGTTCACGAAAGATGGGCAGGTGCAGGTGAACGGGTTCAAGCACCTGACCTTCAACTACACCGCTGCATGGAAGGAGGCCCAATCGCGAGCTCGCGCCTCGGCGGCCGGCCCGATTGCCGCTTCTACCCCAGGAGACGAAAATGGACGAAATGCAGGAGCTGTACAGACCGAACGACTACCCGCCGCCGATCAAGGAGGCGATGCGCGCGATGCCGGCGCTGGCGACCGAGATCGCCAACCGGTGGATGCTCGGGTGGCCGAAGCGGGTGAAAGCGCTGATCGAGGCGAACGAGTTTCTGCCGGCGCTGAAGGAGCAGGAGGAGGCCGAGCGCAGGGCGTACAGCGATCCGGGGAACCGGCACCTAGCGCGCCACGAGATAGCGGAGATGTACGGTCTGAGCGACAGCCCGCCGACGCTGTAGCCGACCCGGCGACCGCCCAGGCATCGCCGAAGCCCGAGCTCGATCAGCCCAGCGACCACACCCTGGATGCCGAGGACATCGGCAAGGGCGGGCTCACCAAGAAGTACCGCGACAACATTGCGGCCATCCGCATCCTCAAGGCGCTGGCCGGCGAGAGCCGCAAGGCCACGCCCGAGGAACGCAAGCAGATCGCGCGCTATGTCGGCTGGGGCGCGCTCAAGGGTGTCTTCGATCCCCAGAACAAGCAGTGGGCCAAGGAGTTCGCCGAGCTGCGCGAACTGCTGACCGATGCTGAATACAAGGCCGCCCGCGCATCGATGCTGAATGCGCACTACACGTCGCCGGTGGTGGTCGATGGCATCTACCAGGCGCTCGAGCGCATGGGATTCTCCGCAGGCCGCGTGCTCGAACCGGCTGTGGGTACCGGCAACTTCTTCGGGCTGATGCCCGCGAGCATGCGCAAGCGCTCGCAGTTGCACGGCGTGGAGCTCGACCCGATCACCAGCCAGATCGCCGCCGCGCTGTATCCCAGCGCGAAGGTGGCGCAGGCCACCGGCTTCCAGGACTTCCAGGCGCCGGCCGAGTACTTCGACCTGGCCGTGGGCAACCCGCCGTTCGGGTCCGAGCCCATCGTGGATGACGACCGCTCGCCATACTCGGGCTTCTCGATCCACAACTACTTCTTCGCCAAGAGCATCGACAAGCTGCGCCCCGGTGGCTTGCTGGCGATGGTGGTGTCGCACAACTTCCTCGACGCCAAGAACGAGGCGACCCGCCAATGGATCGCGGACCGCGCGAACCTGGTGGCGGCTGTCCGCTTGCCGAACACCGCGTTCAAGGCGAACGCCGGCACCGACGTGGTGACCGACATCGTGGTGTTCCAGAAGAAGACTGAATCCGAGCGTGCGAACGGCCTGGGCGACGCTGCCTGGGTGAAGGTCGGCCAGCAGACCCTCGCCAACCCGAAGACGGGCGAAGCCACGCAGCACAACGTCAGCAGCTACTTCCTGAGCAACCCTGACGCGGTGCTCGGCAGGCCGACGGCCGCAGGGTCGATGTACCGCGTGGGCGAATACACGGTGGAACCTTCCGGCGACCTGGCGCAGCAGCTGAAGACGTGGGCCGACGCGCTCCCGGAAGACCTCTATCAGCCCGTGGAGCGCACGCACGAGCAGGAGGCCGCCGACGTGGTGGTGCCCGACGGCGTGAAGGTCGGTTCGTTCTACGTAGACGACAGTGGCCGCGTGTTGATGCGCGGCCCTGATTCGCTGGGCAACCGGACGGCCGAGCCGTGGACGCCGCCCAATGTGAAAGCGGCAGAGCGCATGAAGGGAATGGTCGGGTTGCGCGATGCGCTGCGCGCACAGATGCGCCTGGAGCGATCCCCCGACTCGACCGACGGGCAGATCGAGCAGCATCGCCGCGAACTGAACCGCCTCTACGACGGGTTCCAGAGCAAGTACGGCTACCTGAACGATCCCACCAACCGCCGCATCTTTCTGGACGACACCGAATCTGCCCTTGTGCTGGCACTGGAGTTCGACTACGACCGCGGTGTGAGCAAGGCGGTGGCCGAGCGCGAGGACATCGAGCCGCGCGCGCCCAAGGCGGTCAAGGCCGACATCTTCGCGCGCCGCGTGATGTTCCCGCCAGCGGACAACATCAAGGTGAGCAACGCCAAGGACGCGCTGCTGGCCAGCCTGAACTACAAGGGGCGGCTGGACGCCGACTACATGGCGACGCTGTACGACAAGCCGCCGGCCCAGATCGTTTCGGAGCTGGGCGACGTGGTATATGCCGACCCGGTGAACGGGCTCGTGATGGCCCACGAATACCTGTCCGGCGACGTGAAGACGAAGTTGGCCGAAGCAGAGGCTGCGGCGCGCGATGACCCGGCACTGCGCCGCAACGTGGAAGCCTTGCGCAAGGTCATCCCGGCCGACAAGCGGCCGAGCGAAATCCACGCGGCCATGGGTGCCGCTTTCATTCCCCAGGAGCTGTTCCAGCAGTTCGCCAAGGAAGTGACTGGCGCGGATGCGCGCGTCACCTACCTGCGAGCGACCGGGCAGTGGCTGGTGGACTACACCTCTCAGCCCAACCCGGCCCTCAACACCGCGAAGTGGGGCATCAGCCGGATGACGGCGCAGAACATCTTCATGCGCACGATGGCGGGGCAGGGCGTGGTGGTCACGGACACCATCCGCGACCCCAATGGCGGTACCCGCACGGTGGTGCTCGAGAAAGAGACAGAGGCGGCGCGCGAGAAGCAGACCGCCATGAAGGCCGAGTGGCAGCGCTGGCTGTGGAGCGATCCCGAGCGCGCCGACCGCGTGGCAGGCATCTACAACGACAAGATGAACCGCATCGTGGTGCGTCGCTTCGACGGCTCGCACATGACCTTCCCGGGCATGTCGCCCGCGATGGAGCTGCTGCCTCACCAGAAGGATGCGGTCTGGCGGGCCCTGCAGCAGCGCCAGATTCTGCTGGATCACGTCGTCGGCGCGGGCAAGACCTTCGAGGTGGTGGCTGCCATCATGGAAATGCGTCGGCTCGGCATCGCTCGGAAGCCCATCGTTACGGTGCCCAACCACCTGACCCTGCAGTGGCGCAGCGAGTTCTCCCGCCTGTACCCGGCGGCCAACGTGCTGGCGGCCACGCCGGACGACTTCACCAAGGGCAACCGGGAGAAGTTCTTCTCCAAGATCGTCACCGGCGACTGGGATGCCGTCATCATCGGCCACTCCAGCCTGAAGCGGATTGCTCTGCCGGCCGAGACGGAAAAGGCGGTGCTCGAAGAGCAGATTACCGAGCTGGCCGACAGCATCGGCGAGATGAAGCGCGCCCGCGGCGACCGCAACATCGTGCGCGACATGGAGAGCATCAAGGCCCGCCTGGAAGCGCGCATGAAGCAGCGCGTACAGGCCCTCGGGGAGCGTGACAAGGTGGTGACGTTCGATGAGCTCGGCGTCGATGCCTTCGCCATCGACGAGCTGCACGAGTTCAAGAACCTCTTCTACAACTCCACCATGGAGCGCGTGCCGGGCATGGGCAACCCGGGCGGATCGGACAAGGCGTTCGACCTGTTCGTGAAGGCCCAGTACCTCTTCGACGCGCTGGGCGACAAGGCCCCGCTGATGGGGGCGACCGGCACGCCGGTTTCCAACAGCCTGGTGGAAATGTTCAACATGCAGCGGTTCCTGCAGTACCCGACGCTCAAGGCGCAGGGCCTGCACGTCTTCGACGCCTGGGCCAAGCAATTCGGCAGCGTGGAGTCGCTGTACGAGGTTTCGCCGTCGGGCACGGGATACCGACAGGCCTCGCGGTTCGCCAAGTTCAAGAACCTGCCTGCACTGATGGGCATGTACCAGACCTTCGCTGACACGGTGACGCTGGACGACCTGAAGGCGCAGGAGGAGGCCCGGGGCCGCACGTTCCCGGTGCCGCAGGTGGCCGGCGGCCGGCCGGTCAACGTGGTGGCGAAGCGCTCGCCGGAGGTGGCCAACTTCATGGGCGTGCCCCAACTGGACATCCAGGGCGGGCGAGTGCAGTTCGGGTTCAACCCGGCCGCGGGCGAGCGCGCGGTTGTCGAGAAGGCCGAGGACGGCAACAGCTGGCGCGCCGAAACCCGCGTGCCGCAGCCGGACGAGAAGGAAATTCGGCAGCTCATCGGCTCCGCGAAGACTGAAGAGGATGCCAGGCTGCTGGTGGTCGAGGCGGCGTTGTCGCCCAAGATCAAGGTGGACCCGAAATCGATCCTCGGCCAGTTCGCAGACCTGAAGCGCCTGACGAAGGAGACGAAGGGAAAGGTCAACGCGCTGTCGCTGACCGGCCAGGCCAACAAGGCGGGCTTGGACTTCCGCCTGATCGACCCGACCGCTTCAGACTTCGCGGGCTCGAAGATCAACCTCGCCGTCGACCGCATGCTGGGCACGTACCAGAAGTGGGCGGCTGACCGCGGAACGCAACTGGTCTTCTGCGACCTCTCGGTGCCCCTGTCGGCGCGCAGCGGCTTCGGAAGCAAGGAGCGGCGCGTCTACGTGCGCGAAGATGGCGCGCTGGCGCACAAGAAGGGCACCATGCACACTGTGCGTGGTCACGAAGACCTGCCGTTCTTCGTGGTGAAGGAGGGGGGCAAGGATGCCAAGGCCTTCACCATCTACGACGCGGCCACCGGCCTGCGCGTGCACGCAGGCCTGCCAGCCAAGGGCATTGCGACGGACTGGGCGGCTCAGGCGCTGAACGATGACAGCCGCCGTCAACGCTGGATCGACGCTCGCGACCGCATCGGCGACCTCCAGCAGGACGAGATCGACGACTACAACAACGCCAACGAGATCGACACCGAGGAAACCGAATCGATCTCGCTGTCCGACATCGCAGGCATGTCGGGGGCCACCGCGTTCTCCGTCTACGACGACATCAAGGGCAAGCTGGTGGCCCGCGGCGTGCCGGAGCGCGAGATTGCGTTCATCCACGACTACAACACGCCCGCAGCGAAGGACAAGCTGTTCAAGGCGGTGAATCGGGGCGACATCCGTTTCTTGCTCGGCTCCACCCCGAAGATGGGTGCCGGCACCAACGTGCAGGAGCGTCTCGTGGGGCTGCACCACATCGACGCGCCATGGCGGCCGAGCGACCTGGAGCAGCGCGAGGGCCGCATCATCCGCCGCGGCAACGCGCTCTACGCACGCGACCCGGACGGCTTCGAGGTGGAGATCTACCGTTACGCCACCGAGCAGACTTACGACACCCGCCGCTGGCAGATCCTGGAGCACAAGGCGCGCGGCATCGAGCAACTGCGCAAGTACGATGGCACGCTCAACGAGATCGACGACATCGAGGGCGAGGCCGCCAACGCGGCCGACATGAAGGCCGCTGCATCAGGCGATCCGCTCATCCTGGAGGAAACCCGGCTGCGCAACGACGTGCGCCGGCTGGAGTCTCTGCAGGCCTCCCACGCTGACGAAACTGCGGCCATGGTCCGTCAAGCGCGCGACCAGCAGCGCTTCGCGGAAGACTGGGGCCCGAAGGAGCTGGACACGTTCCGCGCGCTCCAGACCGCAGCAGAAGCGAACCCGGTGCCCAAGGATGGGTTCGCCGGCCTGACCGTCGCCGGGAAGACGATCACCGACCGCGAAGCGGCGATCAAGGCCGTCAAGCGCGGCATCGACCGTGTGTTCGTGAGCGGTGGGCAGGAGGAATTCCAGTACCGCGGCGTGACCTTCATGCTGGAAGGAACCCCCGACCACGTGGAGCTCAACTCGCCCACGGGTGGCCTGGACTCCTACCGGCCGGCCCGGGACGTGCTGCCGTCGGCGGCAGGCATCCTGACGCGCTTCGGCAACTACGTCAATCGCCTCCCGGCGCACATCGCCGATCTGGAAGCCAAGATCGCTGGGGCGAAGCAATCGGCGGTCCAACTGCGCGAGCAGGCCGGCAAGCCGTTCGCCCAGGCGACGGAGCTGGAAGCAGCGCGCGAGGCCCACCGCCGCGTGCAGCGACGGCTGGTGGCCAAGGGACCGGACATCCCGCTGAACCAGCGCCCCGCTCTGCAAAAGGCCATGGCTGAGCAGCGCCAGCAGCTCACCGAGCAAGGATTCGGCGATGCGCTCGAGGAGTTCGGCGGCCCGACGGACGATGCGCAGTTCCGGCGGGATGGGACCGAAATGCTCTCGCCCGAAGCGGCGAGGGCGATGCGTGCGCTGCTGCCGAACTACTCGCCCGAGGCGCGTGCACAGGCTGTAGCGTCGGTGAGCAAGACCGTGGAGGCGATTCGCGCGGGCTGGGGCAACGGCCCTGAGGTGATCGTGGCCTTCGACATGGGCGATCCGGTCGTTCCGGAGGCGGCCCGCCGCGCAGACCTCAAACAGCGCAGCGGCGGCGCGCGCGGCGCTCCCGAGGGCTTCTACTATCGCGGCAAGGCCTATCTGATGGCCTCGCGGCTGCCCACGGCCAACGACGCGGCGCGCGTGCTCTTTCACGAGGTGTTGGGCCACCACGGGCTGCGCGGCCAGTTCGGCAAGGGGCTGGATGACGTGCTGAACCAGATCGGCACCATGCGTCGCGCCGACGTGGACGCGAAGATCGAGGAATACGGGCTGCGAGGTGTCAACAAGCTCGACCGGCGCGCCGCGGCGGAGGAAGTTTTGGCCGAAATGGCGCAGACCCACCCCGAGCTGCACTTCGTGCGCCGTGCGATCGCTGCGATCCGGACCTGGCTGCGCCAGCACGTGCCGGGCTTCAGCAACCTGCGGATGACGGACGACGAGATCGTGCGCAACTTCATCCTGCCGGCGCGGCGCTTCGTTGAGCAGGGCGGCCCCGACGGCGGGCCCGGCGACGGGCTGCGCTTCAGCCGTGGCGATGCGGGCCCCGCCTCGACCAACAGCCTGGATGCCCCCATCGCCACCAACGACGAGGGTGTGGCGAACTTCTGGCACTGGTACAGTGGGCAAGATGGAAGCCTCAAAGACACCCGAAGCGGCACGCAAGGATCTGGAGGAACTGCTGGCGGAGCTGCCGCCGGTGGGCCCGGCCGAGATGGCGGCGCACCTGGGCGACTCGGACCCGTTGATGCGCAAGGCCGCCCGCTCGTATTTTTCCACGGCACGCGCGACGACTTCGCCGCCTTCGATACCGAGCATCCAAACCGAAAAGACGTAGGCTGGCTCGGCCGCGGCGTCTACGGTGCGAGCGACGCGGCGGACGCCAACTACTACGCCGGCGCGAAGCGCGGCCAGGGCGGACAGCGCGTCATGCCCCTGTACTTCGCGGTCACGAACCCCTACGTTGCCACCCCGGAGATCAAGGCTCGGCTCAAGCGGGCGACGCAGGCGCAGGTGGACCGGTTCACGTCGAACCTGCGCGCGATGGGGCACGACGGCGTGACCCTCACGGCTGAGGATGGCTCGGTAGAGATCGTGGCCTTCGAGCCCACCCAGGTGAAGTCGGCCATCGGCAACAGCGGGGCCTTCGACGGCGGCAACCCGGACATCCGGTTCAGCCGATCCACGGTGCAGGACTTCGCGAAGAAGGCCACCGCCGAGCTCAACAAGACCTTTAACGCGCCCGGCAAGCTGTCGTGGTGGCACAAGACGGTCGGCACCATGTACAACCTCGCGGAGCGCTCGCCGGCCTTCAAGGCGGTGTTCGATTCGGCGCAGGGCTTCGTGGACGACGTGAGCTTCTACGCCAACGACGCGGCCGAACTGGCACCCAAGCTTCTGCCGAAGCTGGAGACGTGGCGCGACATCAAGAAGGCACCGGTGGCGGCAGCTGACAACGCGGCGGTGGCGAAGCCGGTCTTCGAGGGCACGCTGACCTGGGCGCGAGACGAACAGGGCAAGCCGGTACCGGTGCAGTCGCTCATCGATGCCGCGGCAGAGCTGACGGCCGACCAAAAGGCGCAGCGCCTGCTGCGAAACGGGCAGATCGATGAGCGCATGCTGAAGGCATGGCAGGGCATGCCCCTGGAGTCCTATGAGAAGGCCATCAACACGCGCTTCGAGTCACGCATGCTGCAGCCGGGCGTCGTCTGGACCGATGCGGAGCTGCGCTCGATGTTCAAGCTCTCGGACGACCAGATCGCGCTCTACCACGAGTTCCGCGAGACGACCGACCGGAGCCTGGACACGATGGCGCGCGCCGACATGCTGCGGTTCGTGGGCGACGATGCCAAGGTTATGCGTGGCATGGTGATGGATGCGCCAGACGCGCAGGCGGCCGCCGTGCTGCTGCGCGATCACCTGGTGCAACTGGCCAACGAGCAGCCTGACCGCGCGACGCAGATCCTGAACACCGCCAACGGCATCATCGACCGGGCCGACAAGGTGCGCGACCTGCAGGCCCGCGGGTATGCGCCGCTGTCGCGCTTCGGGCGCTACTCGGTCGATGTTGTGGATGCTGCCGGCGAGCGGCAGTACTTCGGCCTGTTCGAGACGGCGCGCGAGGCCAACAACATGGCTACGAAGATGCGGGAGGAGTTCGGCGATGCCACTGTCACCCAGGGCACGCTCTCGGAGGAGGCCTTCAAGCTCTTCGCTGGCGTGACGCCCGAGACGCTGGAGCTGTTCGGCAATGCCCTCGGTCTCGACTCGACCGGCGACAGTGCGCAAGACCAAGCTTTCCAGGAATATCTGCGGCTGACGAAGACCAACCGCAGCGCGATGCGCCGGCTGATCCACCGCAAGGGCATCGCAGGCTTCAGCGAGGACGTGGGCCGCGTGCTGGCCTCCTTCATCTACTCGAACGCGCGCCAGACGGCCGCCGGCCTGCACATGGGCGACCTCGGCGAGGCGGTGCAGGCCATCCCGAAGGAACAGGGCGAACTGAAAGACGCTGCCGTGCGCCTGGCCGACTATGTGAAGAACCCGCAGGAGGAGGCGCAGGCAGTGCGCGGGCTGCTGTTCGCACAGTATCTGGGCGGCTCCGTGGCGTCGGCGTTCGTGAACATGACCCAGCCTATCGCCGTGACCATGCCGTGGCTGAGCCAGTACGGCGGCGCGCGCGCGGCGGCTGCGCAGATCGGCCGGGCTGCGAAGAACATCGCTACGCGCGGTTTCGAATACGAGCCGGATCTCGCTGCCGCGCTCAAGCGCGCCGAGGACGAGGGCACCGTGAGCCCGCAGGAGGTGCACCAGTTGATGGCGCAGGCGCGCGGCGCGAGCTCGCTGCGCTCCGGCGATGGAACGCGCGGCGGCGAGCTGCGCGCGATGGGCCAGAACGCACTGTCGCGCCTGTCGCTGGCATGGGGAAAGCTCTTCGGCGCCGCCGAACAGGTGAACCGCCGCATCACCTTCGTCGCGGCCTATCGGACTGCGAAGGCACAGGGCATCGAAGACCCGGCAGGATTCGCGCGGAAGGCGATCACGGAAACGCAGTTCCTCTACAGCAAGGCGAACAAGATGGAGTGGGGGCGCGGAGCCATGGGCGGCACGCTGATGACCTTCAAAACCTACAGCGTCGCCTACCTCGAGCTGCTGCACCGCATGTACACGCAAGGCGGGCCGGAGGGCAAGCGCGCCGCGCTGCTGGCGCTGGGCATGCTGATGCTGATGGGCGGCGCCGGCGGCCTGCCATTCGAGGAAGACCTGGAGGATGCGGTCGACGCGCTGGCGCAGATGCTGGGCTACAACTTCTCGACGAAGAAGGCCCGCCAGGAATTCCTGGAGAGCCTGCTGCCGAAGCCGATTGCGCAGTTCGTCGACAAGGGCGTGAGCGGCCTGCCTGGCGCACCCCTGGATGTGTCGGGCCGCCTCGGGATGGGGAACCTGATCCCGGGCACCGGTCTCTTGCTGGAGAAGACCAGCCACGCGCGCGACCTGCTGGAGATCGCGGGCCCGGCCGGTGACTTCGTCAGCCGCATCCTCTCCGGCGGCCGCAGCGTGCTGACGGGCGATGTGGGGGCCGGGCTGTTGGAAATGTCGCCGGCAGCAGTGCGCAACGCGGCCAAGGGCGCTGATATGGCCGCGACCGGGATGTACCGGGACGCCAAGGGCTACAAGGTGCTGGACACGAACACGCTGGAGGCGGCGCTGAAGACCATCGGTTTCCAGCCCAACAGCGTTGCCACCATCCAGGAAGCGAACGGCATCAACCAGGGCGCGAAGGCCTTCTACAACCTGCGCGCGCAGGAAATCCGAGCGACGTGGGCGCAAGGCATCTTCGAGGGCGATCAGCAGAAGGTGCAGGATGCTCGCGACCAGGTGGCCGCATGGAACCGGAAGAACCTCGAGCAGCCGATGCTGGTGCGCATCCCCGACGTGATGCGTCGGGTGCGCGAGATGCGCAAATCCAAGGATGAGCGGATCGCCGATACCGCGCCGCGGGCGATGCGGGCCCAGATGCGGGAAGACCTGGCGCGGACGCGCGCCGATCTGTAGCGCTCCCCTGTAGGGTTTCTCTGTGAGGGGCGTGCCCGGAATCATGCGGGCATGAACGAAGACCCGACCACCATCAGTGCCCCGGCCATCAAGGCCGGGGCCGCAATCGCATCAGCCGCCGGGGCGCAGGTAGTGGAAAGCGCTTCGAAGGCGACCTCAATCTTCTCCGACCTGTTCGTGCTGAACTGGCCGAACATCGCGTCCGCCGCAGCCGCCATCTATACCCTCGCGCTCCTCGCCGAGTTCTGCTGGAAGAAATTCTGGCGACCGTTTTTCGAGCGCATGGGCTGGATCAAGCCGAAGCCGCGCCTGGTGCTCACGCCGAGTGAATGGGCGGCCCTCCGCCCCACCGAGAGCGACTGATGGCCGCCCCGAATCGTGTGCGCGTCGCGGTGGCAGCGCTCACGCTGTCTATCGCAGGCTTTGGCGCCTGGAAGGCCCACGAGGGCGACGGGCCGGTCACCGTGCGCGGAGACGGAGTGGAAGTACTGCACCCCTACATTCCGACGCAAGGTGACGTGCCGACCATCGGGCACGGCTCGACCCGCTACGAAGACGGCACTCGCGTGACGTTGGCCGACCCACCCATTACCCGCCGACGCGCTGAAGAGCTCGCGCGCAACCTGAACCGCTCCGAAGAGCGACGCTTCGCCGCGTCCTTGCCCGGTGTCACCCTGACGCAGGACGAGTTCGACCTCTACATGGACTTCGTGGGCCAGTACGGCATGCCCAACTGGTCGGGCTCCAGCATGCGGCGCGAGCTCCTCGCCGGGCGGCCGCGCGCGGCGTGCGATGCGCTGCTCAGATGGCGCTTCCAGGCCGGCCGGGATTGCAAGCAGCCGCAAAACTGGGGGCCGAAGGGCTGCAAAGGCGTGTGGTTGCGGCAGCAGGCGCGGCACAGCGCCTGCATCGCCGCCCAGTAGGAGAGGCGATGCTGCCCGACCTCAAAACGCCCCTGCTGTGGATTCTTGGCTTGGCCTTCGTCGCCGCCCTGGCAACGGCCGGCGTCGAGCGCACCCGCGCGGCAGGTGCGCGCGCCGACGCGGCCACCGCGCGCAAGGAACTGGCGGATCTGCGCGCTACGAACGCCGAGTCTGGCCGCCAGGCGGAGCGCGCGGCTCGAACCCAAGAACAGACTTGGCGTGAACGCCTGGAAGGAGTCACCCAAAATGGCCGAAATCAAATCGCTGCCGCGCGCGTTGATGCTGAGCGTGCTGGTGCTGCTGAGCGCCTGCTGCGCGACCAGCTCGCCTCCTATCGCGCCGCCGTCCGTGCAGCCACCGCAGCGGCCGGCCCTGCCGGCGGAAGCCCGCCAGCCGAAGCCGCCCTCGATCTGCTTGCCGACCTGCTCGGCCGGAGTGGCGCAGCTCTTGGAGAGCTTGGGCGATTCGCTGACGCTGCCCACGCCGCTGGCACCATCTGCGAGCGGGCAGCAGACGCCACAGCGCCCTGAAAACTAGCGCTTGGAGGCGATGGCGCGGGCGATGGCCTGCAACGCCTCTTCGGCGGAAGGTGCGAACTTCACTGAGCAGGCGAGCATGAGGTTCAACGGGAGCCCGAGGTCTTCAACGATCAGATCATTGGCATCTCGAAGCGGTCCCAGGTCTTCGCGGCTTGTTTGCTGGCTAGCTTTCACCCGATCCGCGTAGCTGCCTTGGGGCACGCCATAGGCGACGACAGGAAGGCCTCGCGCTGTAGCGACGCCCACCTCGAAAACCGTGCCCGAGTCCGGTTCCACGCCGCGAAAGGGTGCGAGGTTGGCTACAACTCCATCTGCTTGTTGGAGCAGCCCCATGTTGATCTCATAGATCCGTTGAGCGATCTCTGCTTCGTTCACAGCCGATGGGATCATTCCGTCTGATGGGGGGAGCGCTTCCAGCCCCAGCTTGTCGCACACAGTTTTCAGCTGGGCAAAGTGCTGCCTTGCGTCGCGACGGAACACATCAGGGCCGGCGAGATAGATGCGCGGACGGTGAGTCAT